GTCGAAACCATCGTACACAGGCTATCTGCAACTGACCTTCACGCTGCACCTTCTTGTGCTGAGGCTTTTGCGTGTACTCGTGATAATTGCCGTTGAGACGGTCTATTAATTCTTGTTTGTCCATAACTCTTAGAATTTTTGAATTGTCACTTTATGTTTGCACTTAGTCGCTGAGGAGGGACTGGAGATAGTTTTGTGTCTTATCGTCCAAGTCGAGGAGGTTTTTCGTTTCCTCTTCCACAGGTGGGGTCCAGTCGATGCCCAGACGCTGAATAGTTCCGTCCCGATAGAATCTTTCGAGCGACTGCAAGGCTTGTTTGTCTTGCGGATGCTTTTTGAGGTTGTCAATATGCCCCAAGATGATGGAACGATTAACCTTGTCTCTGTAGGCTTCCGCTGACTGCTGAGACTGTTGGGCAAGTTTCCAGCGTTCGCCTATTGACAGACTTTCATCAGATGATGGTGGGCTAGGTGTCTTCTTCTGCTGAGGCTTGGAAGGCTTCTTTTCAGCTGAGGCTGCAATCGTAGGGTTGTCGAACGTTCCTTCCATCAGAGGCTCGTAGTTCTTTGGATTGAAGAGCCAGTTGAAGGAGATATAGCATCCACCATCCTTGCGCCCGGATAGAAGGTCGGAATCGAGAGCCTTGCGAAGCATCGGCTCAATGTCCTCGAAGGAGTAATCAGAGATAAACTTGGCGACTAGCTTCTTGCGGTCGGGAGTCATCTTCGAGATTGGCTTAACTTGCGTGCCCAGGAAGAGGCGATTGAAGAGCCTTAACACTTCCGAGAATTGAGTTTCAGCATCCCCCGACTTTTTTTCTTTTTCTTTTTTTTGTGTTTGGGGGTGGGCTTTCTCTTTTCTTTGTTTGTTTTCTTTTATAGGGGTTTCAGGGGAAAGATTTTCTTTTATTTGTTTCTTTTCTCTTACTTCTGTGCCCTTTGCTATGTCCTTATCTGTGCCCTTGACTATCTCTAAATCTTCGGAATCACCTTTATTTAAAGGGGTTTCAGTGTGTGAAATCTGTGCCCTAGATTGTGCCCTTGGCTGTGCCCCTTGTTTTGTCTGTGCCCTAGTCTGTGCCCTATTCGTGCCCTTTTCTGTGCCCTTTTCTGTGCCCTTTTCTGTGCCCTTGCTAGTTTCTGAATCTTCGGAATTGCCTTTATTTAAAGGAACTTCGGAAGATTGAATCTGTGCCCTAGATTGTGCCCCAATCTGTGCCCCGAAGTGTGCCGTAACCTGTGCCCCTTGGTCTCTTTGCCACGGTATGATGCAGTGGGATAGGGGGTGAGAACTGTTAACGTAGAGTTTGGTTGAGGCTCTTGGAGCAGAGCACTTGGTGATGATTTTCTCGGCTATGAGCACATCGATGGCGACACGGATGGTCTTGACCGTGGTATGGAGCTGTAGAGCCAAATCACGATAGGAGAGGGTGGCAGCGGAAGCCTCGTTGTGAGCGGAGGAGAGGAGCACATGGATGAGCACCTGAACGACCACAGGACGATGGAAGTAACGCCACTGCAACAGCTCTGGAGTAAATATGTAGCCATCTGTTTTCATTTATTCTTCTTTTATTTGGAATGTAGAATTTACGAATCTATCATTTATTTGTTTTCTTCTGCCTCGATGGCACGGAATATCTCGTAAGCCACTTGTGGGACCCAGGCATTGCCGTAAGCCTTTATGGATTCTTGTCGCCACTTGGGGAAAGAAATGGTAAGGCTGTCCACATCAAAGGGAATCCCATCATTTCCTCTACAAACAGGGGATTGAGTTGGGAAGTTCCGCCACCTACCTGATTGTTGAAGTCGAGAAAGTCGGTCAGTCCATTCGGGCGAAGTGCTCCGTTCTTTCGGCTGTACATCCCTTTTGCACCCTGTTCTTTCAGACTCTTCACTCGGTTGGAGTGTTTTACCTCCATTGCCGTAGGAGTGGGAAGAAGACCATTGACCGCCAAGGCTGTTAGACCTTGCCCCATCTGGGAATTGGGATTGATGGTCTTGGTGAACTTGGTGGCTTCTATGTTGCAAGGTGTGGGAAGCAAGCCTTTTCGAGCGGCGAGTGCCAAGGTTGGACGCTCTGCTGCATTCGGTGAAAGGCTCTTGTTTATTCTTCCTCCTCCTTTGTCGAGTGCCGTGGGCGTAGGAAGGAGTTGTGCCACTGCCATGTCTTCTAGACCTAGGCTGTGGTCTGTCTTGCCCTTCTTTGGATTTCTTCGCCCTCGCTCGTTGATTTCCATGTCCTTGTGGGCTATGTCCATCGCATTGGGTGTGGGTAGAAGGTCTAGCGGAACAAATTCCGTCTTGCCCTTCTTGTTGCACTGTTTCAGCCCTTGGGTCTGAACGGTGGGCAACAATCCAAACACGGTCTCTTCTGTGAGGTGCTCCGATGGCACAAGCTGGAATAACAATCGGTTGGACGGAATATCCTTCGGCTTCGAGGTCTGCACAGATTTTGTCGAGGGTGAATCGGCTTTCCTCTCTGTATAGGTGATTCTCTTCGAAAAGATAGTCTGTGCGTCCCATCTGAGTGACTTGGCAGGACTCCACCATCGTCTTGATTCCATTAACGTTTTCACCAACGACCCAAGTGGGGTGTATCTGCCGTATCGCTCGAAGCATCTGTGGCCAGAGGTAGCGGTTATCGTCCGCTCCCTTTCTTCTGCCAGCGAGGGAGAAAGGTTGGCAGGGGAATCCTCCTGTGAGAACATCGACCTTGCCGTGCCACTTTGTGAAGTCTGTTTTGGTAATGTCTTCATAACTTTCTGAATTAGGAAACCAGTAGTCGAGCACCTTGCGAGGAAACTCCTGTATCTCGCAATGGAAGAGGTTCTGCCATCCCATCATGGATGCCGCGACCTCTGCGCCACCGATTCCGCTGAATAAACTAGCGTGATTCATATTGCTTAATCTTGTTACCTAAAATGGGTCTGTGGTGAATGCCATATTCTCATTTCCTTTGTATGGGATGCATTGGATAAAGTCACCTACGTGCCCGGTGCATAATAGCAAAGCGTTGTATTTGTATGGGGATTCACCTATACGTGTTCGTGCGAAGATTGCTGGTCTCCATTTATGTTCATCGCTGTTACGCACAAGAACCTTATCGAAGGTTCTGAATGATGGCTGATTCTTGCTCTTCTCCCATAGGGTGTAAGCCTCCTGGAACGTGATGGCTTCGCCCTCTGTTGCTTCTCGCAGTTCCTCGTATACGCTGATGCGCAGGTCGAAGGCTTGGTCGGTCACGAACTTCTCGTTCTCGATTTCGTACTGGTTGCCAAATGTCAATGTGTCTTGGCTCTCGTTCTTGGCGATGAGTTTGCCTATAATGGTCAACTCTCCATCCTCGTCTTCTTCTTTGAAGACGTAAAGGTTGCCAAGTTCGAAACATGGCATCGTCTGTTTGTTATTCTGTTCCATATTATTTAGTTTAAAAAGTTATTCACATAGAAGTTTCTCCTGATGCTGCACGTACATCTTGTATTTAAGACAATACTTGCCATTGATGCAGTTTCGCCCATCAGGGCAGAGGAGGCACTTGCGAGCTGCATAGGTGCTCTTACTTCTTGAATCGCTCATAATAGTAGGTTACTATCTGATGCTCTGTAGGCTGGAAGCCATTACGAGAGGTGAGCGTATCGACTATCTCATCGTATGTACACTGTGGCATCTGAGAAATCAGATTCTCATCGTGGATGTCCTGTGAGAGTTTACTGAGGCAGAGCCATCCAAGGACTAGCCAGATGGCAATGCAGAAGATAATCTTAATTGTTTTCATAACTTTATCGTTTTATATTGTTTGTAATGGTGGTCGGTTAGGGAGTCGAACCCTTGTGCCTATCTGCTTAGTTCTTTTTCGCAGAAATCATGGTGAACCTAGTAAAAAGCATTTAAACAATCAATCGTTTGTTATGAACATCGCCCCCGATGGGCTAGGCTACATGCAAGATTGCAATGCCGACCGTGTAAAGAAAGGTGCCTGAGTGGATTTGTACTTATCATATTTTTAAAGATGAACAGCTGTTCTCGCAGGGATATTTGCCCAGACACCTTTTGAATGTTTCAACGATAAGTTTCGCTTCACAGCGAGCTTTTCTTGTTTGCAATGTTAGCTTATGTCTATTCTCTAAAAGTAAAATTACCTATGTGGGATGTAGATAGTCTTGAACTTTACAGGCACAGGCTTCCAGCTCGGACAGTCGGTATTCGTAGCGAGTAATCTTGCCGTTCTTGCCACGCCCGAAGACCTTGACCTTGCCTTCCTTCACCCATCGCTCTACATTGCGTCTGCCGAAGGTATCGAATGCCTTGGCTTGGGTGATGAATGGTCGCTTGCCTACAGCCTTGGATATTTCTTCCTGGACTACATTGCGTATGGCTGATAGGAATGTGTCGAACGAGACCATCTTGTCAGCGAACTGGATTTGTACTGTTTGGTTCATGACTATTTTGTTTTATTTGATTCTTGTAACTGTGATAACTCCTTGCTCACGGTTGAGCTTGGTCTTGAACTTTCGGCTGTAGATGGCACCGAGGTCAGTGCAACTACTCTTGACCGACAGCATTCTCTTGATAGGGAAGTCGATGGCTTGACCTAACGCCAGTTCCCTAATCTGAGGTCTGAGTGGTAATGTTTCTTCTTTCATATTGATGATGAATTGTTATTTTACTAGTTCGAAATCGTAAACGAAGACGAGAGGATTGCTGCCCCAATGGAGGTGGAGCTTACAGCTGAGCATCTTGTATGCTTCGATAGGAGTTTTGTACCACCATTTCTTACGTTTGCTATCGTTAGTGGCATCGTATGAATAGGTATCATGAAACCAAACCATGTGACTACAGTAGATTCCTTCCTTCATGCAGTCATCTGTGCTGATGTCCTGTAGCCTTTCACACCGGATGTTGGTAATCATGATTTGATGAGGCATCGTTTTTGCCGTGACGAACATCTTGTTGTTCCATCCTGGATGTTTGCATAGAATTGTCCTGATGGATGGCTCCATTGGTATGTCCTCGTATCTTTGTGCGACTGCCAAGACTTCACCTATTTTATAATGTGACTTCGCCACAATCTCATTTCCATCGTTGATGGTGAGCTTGCCCTTGTCTTTTCCTTCCGTGCAGAAACCGCAGTTGAAGTAATACTTGAAAGGCTCTTGGTATGCGATTCTTCTTGTTTGGGTCTTGCGACCATCGAGAACTGCTAGGGTGAGACCGTACTGGTCATTGAACATTATCTTTTGCATTGTCTTGTTTCCTTTGTTATTTAAAAACATATTCTGAATGGTTTGCCTTTCAAAGTCGGTCTCTTTTCGAGGACAAACTTTATTAACGCCTCGTATCTTATCACGAACAATGGACAATACATGTATTTCAGTGTGCATACAAATCTGTCATTGATCATAATATCGAAGAATAGAGCTTTATTTTTTTTTTTTTTCATCTTGTGCCTCCTTTTTTATAATGTTATTGATGGAATATAGCGTTTGTAGTATGCCCAGTAGACGAAATCGTGCTCATCTATGATACTTTCCCAGATTTCATTATCATCCATGTCTGAATATATGTAGCTGTCAGTTACATTATCCAAATCTATAATCTCTGGGTTCATGTAGTCTTTGTCGGCTACTACGATTATCTCGTCCATGGAGTCTGGTATTTCTGATTTCTTGTGCCATGCGTGGCTGAGGTTGATGTATTCCTCATCGTCTCTACCCATTCTGACCTCCATTCCATGCCAAACTGGAAGTTCGGCATGTTGTTTTCCTTCTTGGTCTATCCATCCGCTTGTAAGCCCAATGTGAAAGGGATAAACGAACAACCTTAATGGTGCATCGTGAGATTTTTTGCTATCTTTCTTCATTTTTCTTCAATTTTATTTGGTACTTATTTATTTATTTACTAACTTTGCAGCGCAAATCAGATGTTAGTCATACTAACAGATTCTTTCAGCAAACCGTCATTTGTTGAAAACTATCTCGAAAGAGACTTTAGAGCCCTTGGATTCCGCACCCTTGGGCTTTTTTGTTGCCCATGACGGTGGGCAGTAAGCTTCTCGGCAATGTCGCTGAGTCGCAAAGCAGAAGGGAGGTGTTAAGTATGACAGAATCTGATTTGCGCAAAAAGGGTAAGAAACTTATCTTCCGTATGTCAAAGAGAGAGGCGAATGGTAAAATTCGCCATTCTTCTACTCCAATCCCTATGTGGGTTGATGCGGAGAGATAACTAATCTATCCTTTTCGGTGGGCAGCAGCTGGATGCCCACTTTTCTCTTCTATCCATCATCGGTTTTCACCGAATCTAGATTTTTTTTCTTTCCTTCCATCATTTTTCTCCTATTTTATTTGGTATTTATTTATTTATTTACTAACTTTACGGTGCAAAAGTAATAAAAATAAATTGAATCGCAATAGAAAGGTATTGTATTTTAAGAAATATACAATGAAATTATATTGCGTTAACACTATAAGTATATGAAAATGCAATATTCGAATATTAATATCGGCTTGGCTATAGAGCAGCGTATTAATGAGCTAGGTATTTCTAAGTCTGAATTTGGACGTAGAATAGGTTTGGCTAGTCAAAATGTGAAGAAATTCCTGGATAGAGAATCTATAGATGCTAACAAGCTAGTAGAGGTGTGCAAGGCTCTAGATTACGATTTCTTTTCTTTGTATGTTGGTAAAACATGTGAGGGCAATACCAAATTATTGAATATCCCTAGATTGAAAGAACTTATTCTAGATAAAGGTATGTCGCAAGTAAGTTTTGCTTCTGCTATCGGAATATCAAGGTTAGAATTAGATTCCATCTTTTCAGGTTCTGATGTATCTTTGGGATTGGTGGAGAAAATGGCTGAGGCTCTAAGTGTAAAGCCAGCTGAGTTAATCAATGGTGCATCCTCTACTGTTGAGGCTGTGCCGTTGAATCCGTCTTCCTTGGAGAAAGAGTTGATAGAGCTGAGGGCAGAAAACAAACTGCTTAGAGAACTTCAAGGTCTTTCGGCAAGAAGTCAGGCTCATGTTGGATAATCAGTAAGTTGTGGAAACATTGATAGATTTCATCTTAAGTTATGATAGGAATTTTATTAATTATAATAGGTGTATTAGTTGTTGTAATATTTATACTTCTGATAAGCGCATTCCAAAAGAATGGGCAAGCCTATGATGTGCAATCTTTCCAGTGGAAAATCAATAATTTAAGAAATGAACTTTATAGTAAGAAACAAGACCTTCAACGACAGCTGATACAGAATCAAAAATTGAAAGATGAAAATAGAACATTGAAAGAATCGAATAATTCGAGCCAGAACGAAGTTTCATCCTTATCTTACAAACTTAGTCAGAATGCAAGAGTATTGTCTAGATGCCAGACTGAGGTTTCTAATAAGAACGACATCATTCAAGGATTGAATTTTCAATGTAATGAATTGAAGGATTCTTTGAATGCTGCAAGGGTAGATGCAGACAAAGCCGATTGGGCTTATATTGAGATTTCTGAAAAGATAGAAGATGCTGAGAATGAAATTAGCAGGCTCAATGATTACATAGAGTCTTTCGAAAACATGATTAATGGTAAGAATCCTTTCGATTACGTGGCTCATCTTCGTGCCCATGCTTTGGAACATGTGCATGAATATGTTGGAAAAAACGTAGAAGAGCTAGCTGAACTCTTTAAATATCAATATAAATATGAATATCTTCTTTCTATATATCCAGAGTTGAGGGTTTATAAGAATGATGATGCGTATATCAACTATATGCACGAAGAGGAGAAACGTTGTAATATAAAGAACTGGCTAACTGATGAGGAGTATAATCACCTGTCAGAAGTTGGTAGAGAGCAACTAGCTGTTGATAGATACATAACTAGTTCTTCGAAATGGACAGATTGGGAAAAGGGTCGAAACTACGAGATATATTGCGCCTATATTTTGTTTAACGAAGGCTACGATATCATTCAGGAAGGTTTGAACAAGAAACTGGAGGATAAGGGTAGGGACATTATCGCAGTGCATCAGAAAACAGGTAAGACATTGATAGTGCAATGCAAGAACTGGATTGGATATGTTAGAGAAAACATAGTTTTTCAACTCTTTGGCTCTTATGCTCAATGGCTCGTTGACAATGACAGGAAGTTAGGGGATAAAAGCGTTGAGGCTTGGCTTTATGTAACGGGGCCTTTGTCGGACGAAGCCCAGCGATGTGCTCAAAAACTTGATGTTCATGTTAGGCATTTGCCCATGGAGAAGTTTCCTGCAATTAAATGCAATGTAAATCATAATACAGGGCAACTGATATATCACTTCCCATTTGATAGGCATTATGACTTGGTTAAGATTAATGCTAGAGGAAAGGGCTATAAATTTAGTGTTGCTGAGGCTATAAATGAAGGTTTTAGAAGAGCGTATAATCATTAATATATATAACTTATGAAGAAGTTTTTATTGTCTATAACGTTATTTTGCAATATTTTTCCTGTTGAGGCTCAAACAGAAGCAGAATGTTTCCAACTCATCAAGAAACTTGATGTGCCAAGTGAGGTTATGGCTTTGCCTAACGACAATCCTGCTACCTTCTGGTGGAATCTTCCTAAATATAATGCAGAGTATCAAAAGTTTGAAGCTGCTTTGAAAAAAAGTAAGAGCACAGCAATCTCTGCTGTTGAGGAGATAAAAAAAAATTTGATGTTTAGAACTGATTTACAAAAGGGATTGGCTGATGAAAATTCTGTTGAAGTTCTTGATTCGGTATGTAAATTTTTCAATCTTAAGGTTTACAATCCGCAAATGAAGGTTTATATAGTTGGAGACCGTGAGGTAAATGCTTATTCCACGCCTGATGCTATAATACTTCTTAATAGTGGCCTTCTTAATAAGATGGGAACCTTTGAAAAAATATATGCTGTGGTTGGGCATGAATTGGCTCATTATGCTCTGGGGCATGCCATGCAAAACTTGTATGCTGTAAAGAAGAAAGAAAAGCGTAATCAAATTATGGCTGGTGTTGCTTCTGGCATTCAGGCAGCAGGCACTGCTATAGGTCAAGCTATGTATTCTGATAATAGTCCAGCAGGTCAGAAGGCAAGGGAGCAAGCTTGGCAAGATGTGAGGAATGGTTTGGACAAAAATCTAGAATGGGCTACTGTAGATGCTTATGGAAGGTATCATTTGAAATATAGCCGAAACCAAGAAATGGAAGCAGATATAGCCTCTTATCGCTTTTTGCAATGGATAGGTGAAGACCCAAATTATATGATAAAAATGCTTGAGATACTTGGTGAGGATGAACCAAAGATAGACCAAAAGAATAGTGACCATCCTTCCACGGTGTTTCGCATCAATGTATTGAAGGCGATAGCTAAATATGATGAGGCTAAAATGGAAAATAAAATAAAGAAGTAAAATATAATTAATATAAAGTTTATAAATTGTTTCGAAAGGAACGCTAAAACATTAGTAAATACAGTATAAAATGAATCTGGTTTGGAAATTAGAAATCATATTTTCGTAATTATCTGATATTTGAAGAGTTAGCGTAAATGGCTGATTTCTAGATAGTCAGAAGTATAGTGTTTTAGAAACGTTTGACACGTTAAACGTGACAAATGAGAGCGTTTGTTTTGAAATAGCTTTGAAAATAAAATAACTATGGCTACATTTAAAATTGTTGTTCAGCATCAGAGGTCAGATGGTTTTTACCAAGTGTACATTCGAATGACTCATAATCGTAGGTCGCTTTATATTAAGACGAACAAGATGGTGGGACAGAAAGGCATCGTGAAGGGTTCTCATGATGTGAAGGATTCTTTTGTGCTAAATCCACTGAACCAAATTATTGAAGAATGGATGTTCAAGCTTAATAAGCTAGACATCCGTTCTTGGAGTGCTGAACAGGTTAGGGACTATCTAGAACAGAACGATGCAGATGTGTGTTTCTCAGACTTTGCAAGAGAATATATTGATGAGTTGTCTGAAACATTGAAACCTCAGTCTCTTGTAAATTATCGCAATACCCTGAATAGTATAGAAAGATATTGTGGTTCTGAGAAGGTAATGTTTAGTGAATTGAACACCAAACTTGTGCAAGGATGGATAGATAGTATGAAGGATTCCAAGGCAAAGAAATCTTACTATCCTCAGTTCCTAAAAAAGATGTTCAAGGCAGGTGTGGCTAAATATAATGATTATGACAACGACATCGTAAGGATAAAGGTGAATCCTTGGACTAAAGTAGAGTATCATAAGCATGCTATTCCCAAAAAGCGTGCTATCTTGATGGAGGATTGCAGAAGGATTTTTTCTGTGATTCCTTCTTCTAATACGGAATGCTTGGCTGTGGATGTGTGCAAGATGGTATTGTGTCTTGCCGGAATCAATGTGGCTGACCTGTATGAAATGAAGAAGGTTGACTATTACGATGGTATTTTGCATTACAAGCGACAGAAGACACGAACGATTAGAGCTGATGAAGCTTATATAGAAATGAAAGTACCAGATATGCTCATACCTACCATGATGAAGTATTTCTCAGATAAAGAAGACCCTTATCTGTTTAATTTTCACAAAAGCTATGGTTGCAGCAGGTCGATGGACGGTAATTTGTGCCTATTCCTAAAGAAATTCTGTGTGAATACATTGAAGGATAGTGAATTGAAGATAACACCTTATACTTTTCGTCATACCTGGGCTACCATAGCGCAGAATGATATTGGTGCTAATTATGAAGAGATAGGTTTTGCGATGAATCACATCAGTACTCACAAGATTACCATGGGCTATGTGAAGCCTGATTTCTCCAGAGCCTGGGAACTGAATGAGAAGGTGGTGGAGAAGATTTTCTTTACCAATGACCCAAGCAGACGAATACAGGAGTATCATGCGCCTGTTTTTGAAAAGGTGGAGGAAACCTTTGAACTCAGTGCTGATGCCTACTTCATGGGTGAGGTGGTTGGCCATGTGGAAGGCATGGGCTACCTGAACACGGATGATATTATCCAGCAACTGATGGATAATATCAATGATACAGTGCCTAAGAACTGTACTATACAGATTAAGGTGAAGAATATCACCAAAGACCAGACGAAGTATTTTGAGCGCATGAGGGATAAAAAGTAGCTAATATATCTTAAAATTGTGCCAATAAAACTTAATATTTGACAGATTCAGTCAATTTCATACCATAGGGTAGTCTTCTCTAAAGTAGCAGAAATTTTAGAGAGGGCTACCCATTTTTTCGTATTTAGCCATTATTAACAATCTTAAGATTCTTGATGTTGATGGTGGTCTCTTGTTTCTCAAATTTCTCTTCCAGCTCCATGAAGGACTCTTCCACGGACAGGCTTCTACGCTCATCATTGTTGAATGATATGGATTGAAGCTTTGGAGCAACGTATGGGAGGAACTTTGCTACTATAGCCAAGCGTCCGGCAGGTTCTTTTATCTGCATGAGGTCATTGGCGAGAGAGTAGCCATTTTCATTGATGCCGTTGAAATAGCCAGTGATGGCATCGCTAAGGCTTTCACGTACCGTTTTCGTTATCTTGTTTGCCGTGCCAGCCTTGCGTCCACCTGTCTTCTTTCGCTTTGGTTTCGGCTCATTGTTATTATCTTTTTTTGTTGCCATATTCTAAGAATTTAAATGATTACTGATAGTTTTCGGGTGCAAATATAGTGAAAAATAACGAAACTTGGTGTTCAAGTTGCGCAACTTATCACAGATAGGCGAGAAAAACGCATTACTTTAGCACTGTTTAAACATTAAATTCGAATTTTATGGGACTTATAGGAAGTATTGCTGGTGGCGTTACCTCAGCTGTAGGTGGTGCTCTAGCAGCCAAAAAACAAAATGCTGCATACAACGAATACATCAAGACCTTTGAGAATCGTATGCAGCAGGTGAAGGACCACCGTGATAATCTTTATTATCAGGACCCGACACAGACAGCCGAGAACCAGGTGGCAGTGACCAACGCCCAGAAGGTGCTGGATAATGCCACGCAGAAAGCCAAGAATACCAACATCGTGAGTGGTGGTAGTGATGAATCTGTGGCACTGAGCAAACAAGCAGCCAATGAGCAAGTGGGCAACATGATGCAACAAGCTGCTGTGCAAGGTGCCCAACAGAAAGAGAATGTATGGAACACCGCAGATTCTCAGATAGACCAAATGACCAACTACATTGCTACCGCCAAGAAGGAAAAGGGTTTGGCTCAGGCGCAAGCCATTCAAGGTGCAGCTAGTGGTTTGGCTAGTGCTGCAAGTAGTTTGCCGTGGTAAGGGAAGGAGGTAGATATGGGATTTATGAGTGACGATTTAACTCCAAAGCGTCCAGCTACGGCTGTGACACCTATAACCGATTTTCCATCCAATGATGATGGGCAGTCAGCACCATCAGAGCCAGTTACTTCTTCTGTGCAGACACCGACACCTCCAAGTGGGGATAGTGCAGCAGCACAAGCTACTTCTACAACTGCAACAGCTCCAATAGATACAAATGGTTTGGTGGCAGGTAATCAGCCATCCTTCACTCAGCAGCCAACAGAGGATGTAACAAAGGTAACTCCTAATCAAGGGATTTCTATCGATTGGAGTAGACCTTATAGCGAGATAGAACAGAATCCTCTTTTGCAGCAGATGAAGCCTTATGACATCATGAGGGACTTCGAGAAGAATGGCAATGGCGATTGGGCAACCTTCATGCCTTGGCTCAGTAACCTGGGTGATGTAGACAAGACGGTGGCAGCCAATGCTGCTTTGCAGAAGAAAGCCGAGAGGCAAGCCAAATGGGAACAGTTGGGCAACCTCTTCCAACATATCGGCAATTTCTTCGGTACAGCTATCGGTGCTCCTGAGCAGAAAGTGGAATCAGCCCAGGCTTTGACGGAACGCCAACGAAAGCTGAGGGAAGGCACTGATGCCCTTCGTCAGAAAGGATATGACCAGATGATGGCGAATATCTGGAAGGATAGAGCCAACAAGCAAGCTCAGATGCAAGCAGAGGCAGCAGCCAAGGCTAATGATGCCCTTGCTGCTTATCGTGGTTCGCAGAAAGCACAGGAGGATGCTTTGACACCTGAAAAGGTGAAGACCGAACAGGCTAGGCAAGCAGCTTCTAATGCAGCAGCTGGTCTTTCTACCGCCAAGACCAAGACGGAAGACGAACTGAGAGGCAAGAAGAGCAACTTGCTTACCGCCCAAGCAAACAACGCCAATGCAGGAGCAGCCGACCATAACGCAGGTGTGACTGTGAAGAAAGCACAAGTAAGAAAGATTAACGCTGATACCGAGAAGGCAAACCGAGGCAACCAAGCCGATAAGGAAGCGGACGATTTCAATACCAACTATGTGAACGACCCTGTTTTCAAGAAGCATGTGAATGCATGGGCTACACACAATGGTATGAATATCGGTGGCAATACTGATGGAAGAGGTGGAACTTGGGCAAACAAGTACAATCGCCAACAGGCATCCGCTTATGCTAGGGCTAAGATGGCTAAGGAGGGAAAGAAGCGAACCGTTCGCCCTTATGGTGGAAAACCAGCCAAGGGTAAATCGAGCACAAAGGTAGATTATTCTAAGTATCAAAGAAAATAACATAATATATGGCAGACAAAGACAACAAATCTAAGTTGACTTATCACGTATGGGATAAGGACAACAACGAGTATGACATCCCAGACGAGGTTGTTCTGCAGCGAGGCATGGATAACTTCGCCAAGGACTTCGAGGGTGGCTATATCACCATGTTTGACGATAAGAAGCAGAAGGTGGATGTGCCTATTGAGGATGTGGGAGAATATCGTAAACAAGGTTACATTTGGTATGATACCAGTGGAAACGCTACCCCTATCAATGAGGTAGGTAAGAAAACTTCACCTTCTTCATCTTCTCAGGGAACAGAACAGTCTCAATATCCTCAGGAGGTACTTGATGCTTTCAATTCTCCTGACAACAAGCCTGGCAACTTCAAGGACTTGGCTCAGCTGAATGATGAGTATCAGCGAGGCGAGTTGAAGAAGCCTAGCTTGATTTCGCAAGCACTCGGCATGATGCCGAAGGTTGATGCAGGTAATATCGGCAGGGAGCAGAAAATGGGTGGCATGATTACCAGTATGCTTCTTGGTGGTAATGAGCAGCAAGCACAGCCGATGCAGCAGCCACAAGACAATAATCAGCAAGTGCAGCAGACCGCACAGGGGAATGCTAGCCAAGAACAGAAGCAGGAGCCAGCTCCTTCTATCCCTAGCGTAGTGAACGACAATACTTTGATGGATGCCAAGTTTGCTAACTATCTTGAAGATTGGAAGACGCGACCAGATAAGGAAGGCAACTATTTTGAGAACTTCGTGGCTGACCTTGAAGCTGACGGTATGAATCCAGATGAGGCTCTTGAAGCTACTCGTAGTGCGCAGAACAGATATGCTAATCGTTCGGCCATTGAAGTAACCAATAAGGTTGTTTCTGCTTTGGCAGATGATACAGTACAGGATGCCGAAAAGAATATCGAGGCTCAATGGTATAGCCATGATGTGCAAGATAAGTTGAAGCAGGAGGCTTCGGCTATGGGTGTAAGCTATGATGATTATGTGGCTCACTACTTGAAGCCAGCCATGGTTGAGAGCCTTGTGCAGAAGTATGGTCAGAACTATCGAAACATCGCTGAAGGCATCGCTACTCGCCTCTATTCTCACGATGAGCATGTACAGGACAGACTGATGAACCAAGACATCAATGATGCGCTTTCAGATGTTATTAGCAAGTATGTGAATCCTTCAGTGGTGGACGAGTATAACAAGGCGCAGGAGGCAGGAAGTAAGGCTTTTAATGAAGGTATGGAAGGAAGTCAGAATATTCCAGCCAGTCTTCGCCTTGGTACTGCCATCGCTTCTCAGTATGAGGCTAATCAAGCCAAAGACCCTCAGAAAACTCTCAGTGCATTGCAGAAGAAGTTTAATGGTCTTTACAAGAATCCTCAGTTTCTGAACGATATGAGCAATGCAGCCTTCAAGGTGATGCAGCGATATGGCATGAATGGAACTCAGAGCGGAAACCCTAAGCAGTTTAAGCCGATGATTGATGAAGTGTTGAAGGCTCAGCTCAATCAGTTGGAGGTGAAGAATATGATACCAAAGGGTAGTGCGGAGTATATCATGAATACAGGCTTGGGTAATACCATAGTGGGCAAGATAACACGAAAGTTGGTACAGACCGACTATCAGAACTGGTTGGAGGATATTGCCAATCAACAATATCAGCCTGGCTTCTGGGAGCGTGTAGGCAGTGGAGCGTTGACCTTTGCAGGGGATGCTTGGAGTTATTGGCTTCCTGGTGCCGCAGGTGGCAAGGTAACAAAGAGTATGCTTGCCAAGGCAGAAGGGAGACTGGCTAGCGACTTGATGGCTAAGGGCATGGAAGCCAAGATGGCAGAGCGTGCAGCCAAGGTTCTCATTGGTAAGAGTAAGGGAATGGCGTTGAAGACAGGTGCTGCTCATGGTGCAGTAACCTTCGGTGGACAGTCGGCTATCTCGAAGCCTATTGATGAAATCTATCGTACAGGTCAGTTTGATGAGAATGGCAAGGTTTACAATCCTTCAGTGGGCAAGATTCTTGCCAATACTTTGGGAGAGGTGGCTAAGCAGAGTGCCGTAGGTGCCATTATGCAAGGTGGTACAATCGCCAATATGGTAGGCAAGGGCAGAGGCTTGGCTACCAATGTTCTTGCAGATGTAGGTGGCAAGGTGGTGGACTCTAGCATTATGACAGGTCAGCAGATGTTGGAGCGTATGGCACACGACCCTAATTTCAAACCTACAGGTAAGGACTTTGCCGAGAGTGCTTTGGAGAGTATGGCTAATCTTGTTTCCATCGGGTTTCCTGGTATGGTGGGCAAGTATGCCCGATTCAAGGATGCCAAGGAGTTTAACCGCAAGTTTGACTTCAACGACCAAGATATTGCCGAGTTGAAGAGATTCGGCTATGATGATTTGCGTGATGCCTTCGAGAAGTTGGGCATCAATGGTTATCGTGCAGATGGTGAAGGTGTGCAGATGATGGGGCAACTCACTGATAAGTACATGAACCTGATGAACGATAAGAGCGTGCCAGAGGTATTGAAGGCAAAGATGATGGCTGTGGTGGAAGGAAAACGCCCTTCTTCCTTCTCGCCAGTTATCGACTCAGAAGTTTATCTTGGTGATGATGGCAAATACTATCTCGATACCTATAACAAGGATGGTGGAGTGGTGGAACGTAAGGAATACTCTTCGCATGAAGCTGCTCGTAAGGACGAGAAGAAGTTAGACTTCGAGAAGTCGCTGAATATCACTTCTGAGTATGAAAAGGCTTACCATACCGATGCCTTGCAGGATAGACTGAATACCATATATGAGCAAGCTAGGGATAAGTATGCCGCAGGTGAGCAACTGAATGACGAGGATAAGGCTGCAATCTATCTTCATCAGAATGCCAGTGCCATCGGTGACATCATGCAGAAACAGCAGAAGGGCATGGAACTGACCGAGCAGGAGCAGCAGATGGTGAACAGTTATCGCCACTTCTATGATAGTGCTTTCGAGAATAGCCCTATCATGAAGGAGTATGTGCGCACCTTCGAGGATTCGCAAGGTGTGGAGCATGGTACGCTTCGCAAGGCTCTAGAAGGTGATGGCAAGTCTCGCACTGCCGAACAGCAGAAACTTGTGGAGGAATATCAGAAGCAGCTCTATAACGACATCGTGCTGAAACGAGAAATGAACGATGCAAAGGAACAGATGAATCAAAACTTGATTGAGGGACAGCGTGAACAGCCTGGTGCCACACAAGAAGGTGGTGCTTCGGCTGAGAATGCTGAGGCTACAGCGGAAAAGCCTGTAGATGCTTCTGTTTCTTCTGATGTTCCACCAACAGAAACGCCAACGCCTCCTGTTGGGGGTGAAACGCCTTCAAATGTGGAGGGTACACCTTCGGTGGAGAACGGTTCAAGTCCTTCTGATGCCACTACTGCATCCAATGAAAGCAAATCTAATGCCTATGTGATGGGACAGAATGCCTACCAGAATGGGGATGCTGAGGGCTTGAAGGCGATTGACCATAACGATGATGTGTCGAAGGCTAGATTGAAGCGTGCTTTTGCCGATAATGAGGCTATGATGGATGTGGTGGTGAAGGCATACGAGGAAGGAAAGAACATGGAGCTGTTTGTGGCTCAGCGTGCCAACTCAATGACTACAGCACAACAGGATGCTGTGCGTAAGTATGTGGAGGCTCAGGATGCCAAGAAGGGCGTTTATGATGCTCTGCAACATGCTGATGATGGCTATGGTGATGCCTTGAAGGAGCTTCTTTGGACTTATCAGACGGAAGACGGAAATATCGTGCCAGCTACCCTTACTACTGGTCAGCAGGTATTCTTGAAGAAAGCCAATGAGTATGGTGGGGGCTTCGTGGTTGTGCCTGATGAGGATGGAAATCCTGCCATCAAGCAGGTTTCTAGTGCCGAAATCAAGGAAGTGGGCACGCCTATTCCTATGGATGATTACATCAATCAGCAGGTTACTGAGCAGGTGGATGCTAGATATAAGCAGTTCCGTTCTCAGTTTGATGGCAGTGGGTTTAAACGAGGAGATATTGTATCTGTTTCTATGGAAGCAGGTTATGAGCCTTCTGATGTTAAAATTGTGGGTTATACAGAAGATGGTCGTGTGATATTGACAGATACAGATGTTGATGTTAATTCGCAAATAGACCCCAATAAGTTGGAATTTGTAACCAAGGACGAGTTCAATGCTTGGCGACAGAATGCCATCGATACCTCTGTTGGTGCAGAGCTGGATGCCGAGGACGCACAGCGTGCCAACGATGATGCAGCTAAGGCTGAGGCAGATAAGAAACAACGATATAATGAAGGTATCGTAGGCTTGGGCATGGGACAGCCTGATTATTCCTCTAAGGACACAGAGCCAAAGGTGGCAGCTGAGTATCTACAGGAGCAATTTGGCAATGACCATGGTAAACTGATGAACCTTATCAGTGGTAGCCGTTCTGACATCAAGGAACAGTTGGATAACAAGAGAAAGGCTGCATCTGAATATGAGGACTGGCTATCTCTCAATGCCGACTTGGACCCAGAGAAGGCTCAGAAGGTGGAGAACGACTTGGCACTTGTTAATGAGCAGATTGCCGACCTTGAAACTCGTTATAAGAACTGGAATGCTATCCGCAAGGAGGTTATGACTCCAGAGGAGGCTAGAACCTTGAAGAATGAGCGCAAGGCTGAAATCGAGAAGGCAGGTGTGGACGAGAACGCAATTACATCTGCTGATGAGCGTGAGGTGGCTGTGCTAGACAATAAAGAATTGAAGAAGCAATATCCTACCATGGATGAGGCTAGCAACTATATTGCCTCTGAGCGCAAGCGCATCTATCATATTCAGAATGACGAGGTGCAGCCACAGATAGATGATATTAATGAAGCCCTGGAGCAATATATGAATGGTGATATTGATTATTCGGCTGACCAGTTGAAGGAATTGAACACTACCAAGGCACAGTTAGAGGCTAGACAGGCTAATCTATCTGCATCGGCAAAGGATTTGAAGGCACAGGATAAGTTGCTCAATACTCTATATCGTGCAGAGAATAAGGAGGAGAGAGCCAAGGCGATGGAAGAATTGACTCCTTCTGAGCAGCGCAAGGTTCTTGTGGCTGATGCGTTGAAGAAAAATGACCTTGGAGTAATCAAAGAGATATACAAGGATGCCTCTGTTGATGTTATGGACTTAACGCCTCAGACTTTGGAAGAGGCTGTATCTGAATCTTTGAGTCCACATAGCTTGAATCCGGAATCTCTTCAATATGAGTTGGGCAAGAGTAATTTCAAGTTTGGTATTGGCAAGCGGTATGATTCTAATAAGTTCAATTATCTTATTGCCAAGAAAGGAACCGGTATGTCGGTTAATGAATTTGCCGTGAGAGTATTCAATGACCTTCCTATCAACTTGAAAGAATTGGGCTATTCTGACCAAGATGTGAGAAACACCTTGCTCGATATGTTCAAGTCCTACGACAACGTGAAGGATATGCGTAACGTGGCACTTATGAACCGAATTGCCGCAGCAGAGGAGGAACTTTCGGCAGAGGAAGAATGGTATGAAGCCCAGAAAGAGCGTGAAATCATCGAAAGACAGGCAGAAATCGAAGAATATAATTCGTATATTCAAGATAAAGCATTATCTTTGCCAACTGAAAGCGAACTTAACGCCATCGAAGGCATGGAATACGACCGTATGCTGGAGGCTGAGGAACGTGAGCGTGAGTATAAAGAATATGTTAAATCAATTTTACCAGAAATAGCAGATTATGATGACAGAAGCAATGAAGAAGGATATGGAGGAGGCGGTGGCCTGGGTAGCGACTCTTCACGGAGAGGAGTTGATGAAGGAAATCGCCAAGGCGAAGAAATTAGTGGCAGAGAAGCATCTTCTCAGTCCGAGACTGGAGAAGGCACTGATAGCGGACGCACAGGGCGACAAGAGACTAGCAGCTTGGAACGTGGCGAAGGCTCAGTTGTTCGAGGCGCACATCTACCGCAAGAAGCATCCTTCGGAGAACGTTTAAAGAATGCCATTGCCGAGACTGAGCCTAACCCTTCTGAGGCTCAGAAGAAGGCAGGTAACTATAAGAAGGGACATTTGTCCTTCGGTGGCTATGACTTTACTGTAGAGACACCGAAGGGCACGACACGTAGCGGTAAGGACGAGCAGGGCAAGCCTTGGAGCGTGAACATGCACGACACCTATGGCTACATCTTGGGCAAGATTGGCGTGGATGGTGACCATATTGATATGTTCATCAATGATGCTGCTGACCTTGATTCTTTTGATGGTAACGTTTATGTTGTTGACCAAGTGAACCCAGAGACTGGTGAGTTTGACGAGCATAAGGTGATGTATGGCTATCCTTCTGAGGAGGCTGCTACAGAGGCTTATCTTGCCAACTATTCCAAGGACTGGAAGGGACTTGGTAAGGTCACTGCTGTGCCTAAGGCTACCTTCGATAAGTGGTTAGAGTCTTCCGACCGCAAGACTAAGCCATTTGCGGACTATGCAATGGTGCAGAAGGAACAGCGTGCTGCTTATAACGAAGAAATGATGCAAGACGGTGCTCATGGCGAAGCCTTTGACAAGATTGTAGAATTGGCAAAAGAGCAGAAGCAGTACTGGGACTTGATGGAGCAGGGAGAAGTAGAACCTGATGATGTGCCGGAAGTTGATGTTGCTTATGACATGGACGAACTTTTGAAGACTCTTTCTGATGAGGAGTTTAAGGAGGTTAGTGATGTTTTGAAAGGTATTGACGAGGAATTTGAGTATTTCACTGCTGATGAGTATGAGCGCAGAGAGGGTACAGTTGAGCGCAAGGAGAAGGTTGAAAATGCCAATACTTATGATGAGTCTATTAAGGAAGCATTGAAGCCTGTTACTCCTTTTGCTACTGCCTTGAAGAGTGCTGTGGAGAGCGGTGACAAGAAGGCTATCAAGAAAGCTCAGAAGGAATTGACAGATGCCCTGATTGCAAGTGATTTGGGGCATGATTATCTTTCTGGGCAGTTGGCTCAGGCTAAACTGGCTAAGAAGAAGGATGAATTATATAAGGTGAAACGTGCAACCATAAAGCCACTTACTGATGCCATTCGTGCTATTGAGAATGCTGAGAATATTGAGAATAGTGATTTTATTGCCCAGATGGAATATGATTATGAAAATGATATTCACCCATCTGAGGAGGATAAGCCTAAGATGCAAAAGTTTGTTGAACGTTTGCTTAATTTCCATTCCGACAAGGAGGACAAAACTGATTCGGGTTATACTATCTTATCTTCTAATATTCAAGGTGATAAGCTATATCCTAATGAAAAGAAATGGTTTGGTACAGGAAAATACCGTAAAGGCGTATCTTGGGTAGATAAGCTGAATAATTGTGCTTATGAAGTCAATCCTAGATTTAATAATCGTGGTTATCTTTCTGCTGTCGGTGTTCATAAGATAGTTCCTTTAATGAAATTTGACCGCGATGTGAAGGAGGTGAAGCCTTCGGAAATGACGGAGGCGCAGAAGGTGGCTTTTGATGCCGTTTCTGCTATGCTTAAGAAGGCTGGAATACCTGTAAGGGTGATAAGCAACGAGGAGATGGAAAAGGTAGCAGAAGAGCAGGATAATCTTGCTATCTCTATGCTGATGAGCGACCCACAGCTTCGTTTCAACATCAAGACACCTGAGCAGAAGAAGGCTGCTAAGGCTGCATACGACTGGGCAACTGAGCATCGCCCAGATAAGTATGCGCAGTATGCCATCGTGAACATGGATAACCCTAACCAGATGCCCGAGTATTTCGAGAAGAAGAGCTTGGCGGAGCAGTGGCGCAAGTATTACACCAACGCTTGGAGAATCGGCAACTACAAGGCTTTTGACCTCAATAAGCCTTTCGAGGAGCAGGTGAAAAACGTAAAAGGTGATGTTCCTAGCGAGTTTGACCCTTATAAGGTTGATGCACAGAATAATAAGAGGAACGAGTTAAAGAAGCAGATTAAGGAGACTGAGGATGCTTATAACTCAACTGGGCAAGAACGTAACAATTATCAGATTCAGTTGATGAAGGAGTACATGGATGAGCATGGACTGGCTTCTGAAAACGATATTCCTGATGATGTTTGGAGTAAATTGAATGATAAGGCTCATGAGAAATATCAAGATAAGCTTGATTCCTTGTTTGCGAAATATAAGGATTTGGACAGACAGTTGAAGGATGTTGTACAGCCTGGAGTGCAGTATTTGAAGGGCAAGGGTGTGGTTTATGGCTACACTGATGGCAAGGAGATTGTACTGAATCAGGAGCATCTGAATCCTAATACACCTATCCATGAGTATCAGCATCTTTGGCGCACTGCTGCCAAGAATATGAATCCGGAGCTTATTGAGCATGGTGATAAACTCATCATGCAGACCCAGCTATTTGCCGACTTGAAGGAGGACCCTAACTACAAGCATCTGAGCGATGAGCAGATTTGCGATGAGGCTTTTGCTCGTTTGACTGGCGAGGACGGTGCTGCCATCCTGGAGCAGATGGCAAATGATGCCATTAAGGATAATCCGTTAGATACTGCTAAAGAGCTTACTATCATCAACCGATTGAAGGATTGGTTGAAGAAGTTCTGGTATTGGACTCTTGATACATTTACGAAGTGGAAGCCTGAGGACATCAAGAAAATGACTTTGGAGGATATTCGTAACCTTGTGCTGAGAGACTTGGCGCATGGAGTGGACCCACGCACCGTGCTGAAAGGTCAAATGACCAAGGACGAAGCTGTGTCTTTACGCCAGCAGATGGCTGATAATGCCGAGCCTGAAAGAATCCTCGAACATACAGAGGATAACTGGTTACAGGATTTCGGCAAGGATGGTCGTGTCAATACACCAATAGGTAGCATCAAGTTAGGTGAAAACCAATATAAAAAGGCTGGTAGAGAAGACAGAATCAAACGATTTGGTCTATTGAAACCTACCTTGGAGCGTCCAGATGTTATCTTAGAGAAGCCTGCTCCTAAAGAAGGTGCAGAAAGACAGACCAAGTATCTGTTTGTAAAGTCTTTCAAGAAAGTAGACGGAACAAAGATTCTGAACTTTGAATCAATCACCGTAAAGCAAGGCGAGGATGAAGTTTCAATCAGTGCCCATCAAATAGAGCCTTCAAAATTGTTGAAAGAATTAACGGAATCAAAAATGCTATGGAATCGTTTCAGAGGCGATTCTAATTCCTTGGGCGAGAATCAAGGTTCGGCATTAACTCCATCCGCAAATAACCCAAGCGGAAAGGATAGCGTCCTGAATCCTCATAGCGATGCAAAGATAAGAAATAATATCGAAACTGCCAAGGGAAATGGTGGAAATTTATCTGTGGAGGATAAAATAAAGGCTGTATCTCAGCAGTTTGGGGTTGATGAGGCTGATGTGGCGATGTATGCCAATGCTATTAAGAAGGGGTCTACTGCTGAGGCTGCACGTGCCAGAGCCAATATTAAGCGTCACTTGATGCAGGTAAATGAAGGTAACATTTTCTCATTTAAGGATGTTGTTAAGTACACCAAACCTATAAATGAAGCCTTGAAGGTGAATTTTGGTGACCTTGATGCCATGATTGAGGAACGAAGAAAGCAGGTTGAAGCAGAGCGTAATGCTATGGAAGCTGCTAGAAAGAGAGCAGAGGAAGAGGAAGCCAAGCGCAAAAAGCACTTGGAGGAACTTTCTTTGATTCCTGAAGATAAACTTGACAAGCAGTATATGGATGCTCTTGCTAAGGGTGATGATGCTACAGCCAGGGAAATGCTTGATGAGGTTGCCAGACGTAAGGGATATGACGATACCGAAAGCGCATATCAGGGCGTAGGTGCATGGGCTGCACCGGGAAACCCTGGATATGAAAGCGACAAGGCGAGACGTGACGATTGGGAATCCAGTGGCTCAGATGTAAACCTGGAGGATATGGCTTTGGGGTACACTCCTCAGCCGGATGATTACTTCTCTCACCCTGAGCGTTATTCGCAGAACACTCCTCATGGATTGGAATCTGTGAAAGCCATCAATACGGCTATTGATGCCATTAAGAATGGCGAGAAGGATGTTAAGGTAAAGGTTTATCGTGCTGTTCCAACTTCTGTGAAAGAAGGAAAGTTGCGCAATGGTGACTGGGTTACTCCTTCTAAGAAATATGCCGAAATGCACGGAACGAACCGACTGGAAGGCAAATATCGTATCATTGAAGATGAAGTGCCTGCTAATCAACTGTGGTGGGACGGTAATGATGCTAATGAGTTTGGCTTTGATGATGGCAAGGCGTATAAATACAAGAATGCCAAGAATAATAGAAAGTTGAACGACCTTGTTACCTATGATGATGAGGGTGACGTTATTCCTCCTTCTAAGCGTTTCAATTCTCGCAAGAGCGATATTCGCTTCATGTTTGCTGGAGAGAAGGGAGCTGCCGAGGCTGATAAGGCTGAGGAGCAAACTATCCGCATGGATAATCTGGATGTTGCTAAGCAGATGGAAGAAGCAAAGAAGGATGCCAAGATTATCAAGATGGCTACAGGTTGGGAGAAAGGTGTAGATGGCAAGTGGAGATACGAAATGCCTGATGCCAAGATAAAGGACACCATCGATGTAGGTGGTGGAAATATCGTTAAGCGTTTCGAAGAGGATATGCTCTGGAATGGTGGCAAACTATCTAAGGTGATTGATGCACCTGAATTATTTAAGGCTTATCCCCAGTTGAAAGATGTGCGTATTGAAACGGATGCCATTATGAACGACATGCCTTCAAATGGGGAATACAATCCACAAACAAAGACTATTACCATTCATGCGGATGAATTAAAGTATCTGAATAGCATTCTGAATCATGAAATTCAGCACGTAATTCAGCATGAAGAGGGTTTTGCGCATGGTGGCACACCCGAACAGGTGGAGAGAGATTTCAATGCTGCTAAGGCTGAATGGAAGGCACGTTCCTATGCCTTTGAATTGGAAGAGAAAGCCAAGGAAATGGGTGGTGAGTATAACCAATCTGAGGTAGAGAAAGCTCTTATCCAGGAATATAAGGACATGGATATGCCTGAGTTCATTCCTGACAAGGAAACCCGAATTAAGGGATTCAACTACTTCGCACGTGGCTATGCAGACAGAAGTATGGATGATGCCATTAAGCGTTTCCGTTTGGATAGGTTCCAACGTACAGACTTTGATTCTTACCAAGAATATAGAAAGTTGGCTGGTGAGGTTGAATCTCGAAATGTGGAGAAGCGTTTGGGTATGACGGACGAGGAGCGCAGAAACTCCTTGGCATCTGAAACTGAGGACGTGAACCGTGACGAGCAGATTGTGATGAATGGTAATGATGCTAGCTATAGCATCGTGAAAGACCCTGAGACCATCAAGAAGCTGGATAAAGAAGACACGGTGAAGGTTTATCGTGCCATGCAGGTAGGCGAAGATGGAAAACTCTATCCACCGATGGCTGCAAAGGTGAAGGGCAAGTTTGTGGAACCTATCGAACTCGGTAAGTGGGAACAGGCAGATGAGCGACCAGAACTTGCTGATGATAAGGGTATGTTTACCCTCAACAAGGGTAATGGTAAATCGCTTAAGGCTGCTTACAATCCTTACCTTCATACTTCTCGCACTCCACTGAATGACCAGTTTAGTGAGGCTCAGAATCGCCCTAACATCGTAACCGTAGAGGTTGAGGTGCCAAAGAGCGAGTTAACCAGTGGCTACAAGGCTGATAAAGCCAAGGATGCCGTGGGTGAAGTAGAGTGGAAGGCTGGTATCATCCAAGGACAGCTGACAGGCAAACGCAAAGTGGTGCTTTCTCGTTGGGATAAGCCTGTGCGTATCGTGCCTGACAGCGAGGTGGCTGATGTTATCGTCAATAATATGTTCAAGGGCAAGAATATCACTATGCCTTCGAATGTGGTTACTCCAAGTCTGAGAAAAGAGTTAGAGAAGCGAGGTGTGCCGTTTGTGGAGACCGATAACAGAGGCAGAATCGTAGGAGGTGAGAATGATGGTGTGCATTATTCCAAGGTGTACGGTAAAAATGCGCAATCTCCTATCTTGGAGCAGAAGTTGCAGAAGCATCCTGATTCGCTGATGAAGGCCGGCACCTACTTTAGTGGTGGTGGACTGGTAGAAGAGGGATTGAAGGGCATCATCGACCCTGTGGTGGCTGTGGAGTATGACCGGAAGATAAGTGGCGTGTATCGCAACAACTTCGGGCAGCATATTGTTACGGCTGACGTGAGAGACGTGGACCCTAAGGAACTGGTGAAGCATATTGATGGCGAGGTGGAGTATTTCCATGCTTCGCCTGTATGCAAGAACTACTCTCAGGCTAAGAGCAATGGGGGCGAGGTGGAGCTTGACAAGGAGACTGCCAAGAGTACTGCCGACTTCATTGATGCCGTGAAACCGCGAGTGGTGACTATCGAGAACGTGAAGGGTTACAAGGACTCTGAGGCGATGAAGATTATCACCCAGGCACTGGATAAGAACGGCTACAAATGGGATGCTGACGTTTATAATGCCGCAGATTTTGGTGGATATACCAGCAGGGAGCGACTGATTGTTAGAGCCGTGAAGGACGGAGAACTGCCGGAGAAGCCTAAGAAGCAACCACGCAAGGGTGGATGGCTAGAGGCTGTGGAGGATATTCTTCCTACCCTGACGGAGAAGAAAAACGGTGTGGCACCATGGATGGATGCCAGACTGAAGGCTGACGGAATCGACTGGCAGAAGGTGGAGAAGCCTCTTTATGTAATGGGCAGTGCCTATGCCGATGGAAAGATACCTCATGCCTATGGTGATGAGATTCTGCCAACGTTGAGAACTAAAAGCGGAGACGTAATCATCATGCCGGGTGGAAAGGTGTTGCGTGCTGATGGCAGGGTATTGGCTAGGATTACCGGACTGGGCGATGACTATCTGTTGCCTAAGACGGAATCTTTGGCGCATACAATCATTGGCAATGGTATTCCGGTGCAGTTGACCAAGGGCGTGATTGCTCCTCTGCTGAATAAGGATGACTTATCCGGCAGAAATGTGCTGGCTAGACTTGGCAGCTCTATCTTTAAGAATAACTGGGATGCTGATATGCAGAAACAGGTGAGTGACCGGGTGGTGAATACTGCCAACAAGCTGGGTGGTGCTGAGGCTACGGTTTACACTTCTGTGGATGAGGTGCCGGATGCTTATCTGAGTGATGTGAAGAATGGTGCTACCGGATGGTATGACCCAACTACTCACACGGTTCATGTTTATCTGCCTAACTGTGCTGATGCCGATGAGGCTCAGAGAACCGTCTTCCATGAGAAGATAGGACATGAGGGTATGGAAGTGCTGCTTGGTGGTGAGCAGGGCGTGAGAAAGTTTGCGGACTTCGTATATAAGTCTGTAGATAAGAAGACGAGGGGCAAGATTCTCGACTTCGCCAACAAGTATGATCCAGGTTGGAGCAATCCTGACCGCATCAATATCGGCACGCAGGAGTATATCGCACATCTTGCAGAGGAGGGTCCAACTACAGCTGAGGACTTTTCTCTGTGGACTAAGATAAAGCATTATCTCATCAAGGTGCTTAAGAAATTGGGCATCCGTGTTCCTGGACTTCTGAACGACAAGGATTTGAGATACTACCTGATGAAGGCTGGTAAGGCTCTCCACGTTTGGGACAATATGCCGAAGGAGAAGCAGGAGGCTATGATGGCACAGGCTAGCAATGCCGAAATCAAGGATGCGCTAGCTGATGGTGCTGGCAAGGGCAAGCCACATCGAAAGAAGGGCGAGGGCGAAATCGCATATATTAAACGTAAAAGAGAGTGGGAAAAGTGGAAGATTGCCCGAGAAGACACGGAAGACCCAGAGCCACCTATGTTCTATGACTTCGACAAGGATGCCGAGGGTAAGAAGGAATGGGAACGCCTTAACAAGGAATGGCGTGACAGCCATCATCTCCATGGTGACGAAATGCCGATTAAGCCGGAACGCAAGGAAGGCGAGACGGATGAGGAATTTTTCCCTCGTTACAAGGAATGGGAGAAGTGGAACGATGCCATGACCGACAAGGAGAACCCAATGCCTGATATGTTCTCGTTTGAGAAGAAAAAGCAGGATGAGGCTAGGGCGAACTATGAGAAATGGCTGACTAGACACGAACTGAACGAGCAGAACAATGCCGACCTTGACTTGTACGAGGGCAAGATTTACCCGGCAGAGACCAATCCGGAGGCTGATGCCTTGGAGCAGCGAGTGATGCAGGACTTGGCAGAGGTGACCAGTACGGACGTGAGCAAGGAAGGTGCTGCTCGTAGCGTACATGATGCAGTTATCTATCGTAGAAAGAACATAGAGAGTGCATCTGCAAATGATGCTATATTTATCAATAGTGTCAAGCAAGAGCTTAACAAAATGGCAAATGCTAGCTATCTTGGTAGAAAGGCTGATGCCATTGCTGATGTCGTTAAAGAAACTATAACAGGCAAAACTCCTAAAACTCAGGCAAAGAAAATGGCTGAGGCTATACCTTATATTATAGAGGCTCCTAGAAGAATGCGTGATATTGCAGATGAGATGAATGCGGTTGGTGCTTTTGAAAACGGACATATTCATGTGACAGCAAATGACATTGATGCTATTCAACCATTTACAGAAGAGTTGAGGGAACTGGCTTCAAAGAATCATAAGGTAGTAAAGGATGGTAAGGAAACTATTGTTTATGATGATGTTCCTTCTATGGCAGAAGTCGCTAGTAAAATGGCTAAAGCAATCAACGACAATCATGTAGGCGAGGAAGGTTTTGTACCTGTTGATGGTACGGACATCTTAGCCGAGCATGTATTACCAGTTGTGTTGAAGCGTATTGTTCCACAAGGTATTGAGTATAAGAATCTGAGTGAAGAAATGCAATCTCTCCTTGATAAAATCAGAGAATGGTATGATAAGACGTTCACTTGGTTAAAAGATAGTCATACTGTAAGGGAGGACATAGGCTATACAGCAGACTATGTAAATCATCGATGGGACAAGGAGAAAAGCGATGATAAAGCTTATGCAGACTTGGTAGAAGGTAGGCAGCGCACTAAGAGTCCGAACGAAAAGCCTCGAAAGGTAAGTACTTATATGGAAGGTGTTGATGCAGGACTTGTGCCTAAGACAACTGACATAACAGACTTGTTGGCTTACTACAGCCAAAGTAACATTGAGGCATTCGCAAACAAGACGTTCCTTCAAGAATTGAGTGGAATCAATGTGATAGAACGCAACAAGGATGGTGAGATAACCAGTAGTATGCCATTGTTGTCCAGTATTCAGCCAAAAGAAATGATGGTAGATGAGAACAAATATACACCTTATGTTGTTCCAGGTATTAATACCGTTTGGGTTTACAACCAAGGTAAGATATTCAACAAATCTGCCGAGGATTGGTTTAATGCCGCATTTGGCACTGTTAAAATACCAAAAGTACTGAAAGGCATCAAGAATGCCATGAGTATAGCAAAGACTTTGGAGTTAGGCTTTTCTGGTTTCCATGCTGGTGCTTTAACCGAGGTGTATGCTGTTCAGAACTCTGCTGAGTTTGGACCTGCAAAGGCTATGGCTTACTTTATGAAGTATCTGATTACGGACACAGCTAAGACTCACCAACTTCCAGCCTTTGCTAATCCAGAGGCATTTAAGGAGGCTGCAAAACATTTGGTAAAGTTTGGTTCTGCTTCTGACTATGCAACAGCAGATATAGAAAACCTATATGATAAGGTGCATTCTTATGTGGCAAAACTTCATTCCAAGTTAGTGGAGGGCAATGTGGCTATGAAGGCAGGTTCTTCCGTTACCTTCCCTTTGGAGGTTGCAACAGAGTTGTTGAGAATGTCTCAGAAGGGACTTGATGTAGCTCTGTGGAGTTATCTGCATGATGGTTTGAAATTGGCAACTTATCAGCTACGTGCCGAGCGTACAAGGGAAAGGGCCAAGAAATTGAATTGGGATGAAGATATGCTGAATAAGGCATTGGATGAAGATGGTCAATTCGTGAATGATATGTTTGGAGGTCAGCACTTCGATGTGCTTGGCATTTCCAAAAAGATGCAAACGATTCTTGATTTCATATTCCTCTCAAAGGACTGGCTTATCTCAACAACAAGACACGCATTGTCTATCTTCGGCTATGGCTCAATCTGGAATGAAGCAAGCATCAAGAATTTCTGGGAATATTATAAGCATGTTCTTGGAAAAGGTGAAATGACTAAGGAAGACTATTTAAGACTGTCACGTTCAAAATCAGGACTCCTTTGTTATGGTGTAGGTTTCTTGATAGGATATGAAGGCTTGTCGCAGCTGGTTAATGCTGCAATGCGAGCATGGGACGAAGAAAAGCAGAAAGAGAAGGCTGATGAGATACGTAAGACCAATCCTAGCTACAAGAGTCCATACGAATTGGCATATCCTGATGGCATGAAGTGGTATGACTACTTGATGCGTGGGAATAGCCTGGGTCAACAGAGTAAAATCTTTATGGGTCGCTATGCCGATGGAACGGAAATGTATATCCGTCATGGAAAGCAATTTAGAGAGATACCTGAGTTGTTCTTTGATGCCAAAGACAACTTTGCTATTCCTGGACCTATGGTTAGACGCATGTACGGAAAGGCTAGTCCGTTATTAAGAGGAATGATAGATACTTATAAATGGTATTTGTCACCTGATTATGGTGATAAGGAAATGCAGAGAAAATATGGCGAGAATCTTGGTTTGATACCGAAACTTGTTTCTTATTATGTTCCGTTTGCCGTTCCAACTCAAAAGGATAAGGAGTTTAAGATGCTTGATTTAGTATTCCCTTCTTCCAAGGGATTCTCTAGATATAAGGCGCAGGATTACTTCAAAACCTTTATTATGTCAGAGGATAAGCAAGGTTTAGCCATGACTTACAACGCTTGTGTACAGAATGGCATCGACCCAGAAGAACAGTTGAAGGCTGCAATCTCTTCAGTGAAGGCGTTGGAGGCATCTGAAATGCAAGACGGTGTTACCTCTCTACAGGTGGCTAGCGAACGCTTCGATGAGGCTAAGAGTATCACGGAAAAGAAGAAGATGCGCCAGAAGATGAAGAAATTCCTCTCTCAAAGCGAGTATAAGGCATTCACCCAGAAGGAGGCACTGGACATGGTGCAGAGCTACCTGAATGGGGAGGATGATTTGAAGGAGATGGAAAAGGCTGAAAACAAGTACTTGATGAAGGCGAAATCTGAGGATGTGACAGAGGACTGGAGAATACAGGCTGTATGGAACGGAACGATGGAAACCTACGATGAGTATCTACGCTTGAAGGATGTTGACAAGGCGAAGGCTAATGCCTTCAAGAACAGTAAAACCAACAAGCGACTGTTTGCTGCTAGAAAGGCTATCTCTGCTGCCAAGAAGAAGATGAACAAAGCCAAGAAGCAAATGGATGGTCAGAACGATGCCGCCAAAATGGTGGAGATTCGCAAGACCAGAAAGGAGTTGCTGGAAACATTGAATGGAATGGAGTAGCCCGGCATGATAAAAGCTACGAGGGCTTACTCGTAACTCAGAAAAAGAAAAGGGACTTGCTTCACAGCGAGTCCCTTTTTGATAGTCGTAAAATTCTAAATTCCAAATAAATTATATTTTTATAAAAAAAATGAAAATCGTATTTTGAAGATGTTGGAGCGATGACTAACCTATCTGGGCGGGTCCGTTGGCTTCTGCCTTCTTTGGCTTTGCCCAATCGATGTAACGCTTCATGGCTTCGTCCATGCTCTGCTGTTCACTCTTTGGAGCTTCTTTCTTTTTTTCTCCCCAAAGACGGTGGGCAATATCATCCAAGCACCACTGCCAATCGTCTCGAAGGGTGATAACCTTGGAGCTTGGCATGATGGTGACATCTGCCTTTGGTGGGTCAACATGCTTTGTGTTACCATCCTTATCGGTCTCTTCCTTGGTGTAGATAGAGGAGAATGGTACATTATTGTCGTTAAGGAACTTTTCCACATCCTCCTTCTTGTTGTCACAGAGAAGAATGCAGACGGAAACCTTATTCTTCTTCAAGGTGGTGAGGGCTTCTTTCGCCTTGCCTACCAGGGAGAGGTTGCCTTTATCATCCTTGGTGATGATACAGGCTTCGTGAACATTGATTGATTTACTCATACTTAAAAACGTTTTTAAATGAAATGCGGAACAAAAATACTAGGAAATGATGGAAAGGTAATGTTAAGTTGCGCAACTTATCACTAAGAAGTGAGAAAAAGGCGGTATTTTTGGCGAAAAATTAAGAATTATGCCAGATAATCGTGTTATAAATGATATTTCGAACTATGCCGAGCCTGGACCTGACTCCCTGGAGGGAGTGAGCAGGGAGCGGTTTGCCCAGACGGACAGCAATCTTCGGCTGATAGAATGGGCTTGCCAATACTTCTATGATGGCGCAGAGCTGAGAAAGAAGTGGAAGCGAGCGCAGGACTTCGTGATGGGCAGACAGCTGGAAGAACTGATAGAGTGGAACGGCAGAAAGATAAGCATCCGTCAGTATATGGAAATGAAGGGTATGCCTATACTGGAATATGATGTGATAGGTGACAAGCTGCTTTCTCTCGTAGGACTTGTGCGCCAGCAGCGCAGTACAGCCTCTTGTAGTGCCGTAGACCCCAACGAGGAGGACTATATCAATTTCTTCAATGAATACCTTCGGCAGAACGACAACTTGAACGACCGGCAGGAGCTAGATGCCAGAATGTTTTATGCCTTCTGTGTCTTCGCCTTCGTGGGCATGAAAACCTACTATGGCAGGAAGGATGGCAAGAATGGCATCTTTGACTACATGGTGGACATCTTTAAGATAGCGTTGCCACCTTTCTTCAAGTATGACCTGAGTGACATAGAATTTATCGCTGAGGCTCACGATTTGACTTGGCGAGAGATAATCGCCACCTTCACCGATGGAAGCAAGGCTGAGGTGGACAAACTGAGCGAGATATATCTACAGACACAGCATCATTTCGCTCCAGAGCAGACTTATCACCCGAATGGTGAAGCGCAGTATGCCGGGATAGACGATTTCACCCATTCTTCGGTAATCGGCAAGTACAGGGTATTGGAGATATGGACGAAGGAGACTAGACCAGCCATCTGGGTGCATGACTGGGATGCAGGAACTAGCGGATATGCCTCTCCCGACCAACGAGCTTTCTACGAGGAGAAGAAGCGGAAGCTAGAGGAAGCCAACATCATGAAGGACGAGAGCGGTCTGCCTGTGCTCGATGAGAACGGTGAGCCTATCTATTATGTGGACCCATCAGAGCTTAAGACCATCGAAATGAAGGATGAGGTTGAGACCTATTGGTACAGAAGATACCTAACTCCGAATGGCTATCTGCTGGATGCGAGAGAATCGCCTTACTATGTTCTGAGAGACGGTTTCAGAACTTCCATCATGCCATATACCTTCGTGGCATATCCTTGCCTGAATGGCGAGGTAAGAAGTTTTTCGATGCGTGCTGAGAATAATCAACGCACCTTGAACCACTATATGATGATGATAAACTTCATTGTTGCCAATGGTGCCAAGGGTACAATGCTTGTGGATGAGAATGCTCTGAGCGAAAAGCAAAGCATCGATGAAATGCAAGTGAACTATACCAAGACGGATAGCATCATCTTGTGGAACTCAAAGAATGGAGGCAAGCCACCGCAGACTTTGGTCAACAAGAGTATTCCAGCAGGAGTTGACTTCATGGTTAACTTCGCCAAGACCATGGCAAGTGAGGGTACAGGCGTGCAGGGTGCTCTGCAAGGCGTTCATCGCAATACTAGCGGTAAGCAATACCAACTGGAAAGGGAAAGTTCTTCTACCACAATACAAGATTTTGTGGAGAGCTTCAATAACTTCAAGGTGAGAATCGCCAAGAAGAAGCTGTATCTCATACAGGAGTTTTGCACCTCAGCGGACAGCGTGAAACTGACAGGGGACGATTTCGAGACACATTTCAACCCAGAGACCATGAGGGATATGGATTTAGATGTTTCCATCGACTTGGACGCTTACAGTCCACTTATCAGAAATGCTAATAACGATATGGCTTGGCAGATGATGGTTAGCGGTAAGATGGACCCATATACTATGCTGACCGTAGGACAATTCCCTGGTACTAGCAGAATGAAGAAGTACTTCAAGGAACAGCTAGAGAAGCTACAGGCGATGCAAGCGCAGCAGCAAGCGAATGGCGAAATGCCTACAGCAGGAGCTGGACAACAGCAGACAGGTACGCCAGCAACACACTTGAAAGATGCAAGCGATGGAGTAAATGACTTGGCAACTTTGCCATCATCGGGCACATAAAAGGAAAGTTCTTAGAATCATAATAAACTCTTAAGTTTTTAGTTAGTAGATTGTTTTTAGGTTTTAGTTTAAAGTTAAAAAGATAAGGAAGAGGAGACCGTGATGGCTTTCTCTTCCTTTTGTTTTGTGAGAGCTTAGGAGATACCATATTTCTTCTTGTAGGAACGTAGCTTTTCCATAGGGACGGAAACACGGTACATGTAATAGTCTTGCCACTGCTTCAACTTCTTGGCTCTAACCTTGTTGTCGGCATCGCAGCCGATTGCTCCCCATTTGGACGGGGTGTAGTAGAAAGATGCAGCCTTGATGTCTTCTACGTTTTTGAAATAGCGTGTTGCCTTCCACTTGCCAAGCTGGACTAGGCGACGGTAGGCGAGCATACCCTTGCGGTTGGGGTCGTAGGTCATAATCGCCCAATCCTTGTGGGACTGGTCGTAGAGCATGTAGAAGCGAGGCGCACCACCTTCCTTGTACTTAGCAAGGGTGGCTTTCACTCCCTTCTGCCACATACGGGTGGAGCGGAAGAGTTCGATACGAGTGATGACTGGCTGGTAGATGGCTATGACCATCTTACGCAGCAGGTTTGAATAACTTTGTTTCATTTTTCTTTTTACTTTTAATTGTTAACTTATATGGACAGGCGATGGAATCGCCTGGAACGGTGGCTATACAAGGGGTGGCTTATGCTGCTGGCAGGATAGAGGCTAGCTGCCACCACCTATGCCTGACAGCTCGGCTACTACAGGTGGGCGGTTGCGGAGGCGTTCACGCTCTATCTCTGCCTTTGAACGGAATGGAACGATTTCAGGTGCTGGCATATCCTTCTCTACGTAGAGGGCGATAGCTCTAGCCATCACACGGTCATCATGCTTGCCAGCAATGGCACCGTAGCAGTCGTTTTGCTTGTAGTAGAGAAAGTAGGTGCATTCATCAATGGCTGCAAGCTCACGCTCCATATAGCCACCGTCACGGATGATGCGTGCCATGGTCTTCACTACTGCCACCTTGGTAGCCTTGTTAGTATTGAATCCCCATTTCATCTCTATGTTCTTCACCTTCTTCAACTTGGACTGAGAGGCACTATACAGATTACTGTAGAGAGGGATGAGGATAGGGAAGAACAGCTCAGACTGGTTGCCCTCGGTATTGTTCATACGAGAGTAAGCGGTATTGTTCTCGATAACCAGGAAGGCATCATTAAAGAAATGAGCTATCTGGGCGCAACGCATAGCGAGTTGGTCGGCATCGCAGTGACCATGCCATTCGGCTACTACCTCGGGAACACCACCATAGATTTCATCGTAGCGGTCGAGCACTATGATGTCGGAGAAATCGGAAGTCTTGTGAGAGCCACCAATATCGCAGGACACAACATAGCGATGCTTGACAATCTCGGAGTTGTCGGGTCCAGCCCAAACTTTCAGAGGTCCACCGGAACGTTCTACAAAACGGATGTTGTTCATGCAAGCAGGGTCGGCTGCATCGTAGGAATCTCCCTCGATGTCGCCCACCATGATAGGCTCGATGCCCTTGCAATCCTCTTCCATTTCCTTCAACTTGTAAGGGTCGAAGACGGTAGTGCCGGAGAAGAGGAAGGCTTCCACGTCATCGGAAGGATATTCCTGGCGCATGCCATCCAAGTCGCTGTACTTCTTGCACTCATTCACATACCAATGGATGCCTTCGAGGGTTGCACCCTTGATTTCCCAAAGCCACCAGAAGTAAGAGCCATGATATTGCTCATCCTCACGATTCTTGTAGAGCCAAAGAACGAAATCAATCTTTTCTTGCTCAGACTTGAAAGGAAGGATATACTTCTCGATGTCGAACCATGGAACGAAGTAAGGGGTATAGATGGAAAGGCGATTGCCGTCCTTGTCGAAAGAGTTGGCACGCACCCATTCATCATGAAACTCATTTTCACGCCCATTAGGGGTAGACTCTCGCACGATGAAGGTGTAAGGTCTCGTAACATTGATAGGCGAGATTGCGGCATTGACAACCTTCTGTGGAGTCCACTCTGTAGTGTTAGGGAAAAAGGCTTCCTCGGTGATGTGAGCCATAGCTGCATCGGCAGAACGGCAGGATTCAGGGTTGCGAGCCGAACCTGTCTGTATCTTGCAGGAGCGAGGGATGAGGTACTTGATGTTGTTCTGAGTGCTTGATGTGCGGAGTTTGCGAGAGTCTTCCTTGAATGTCTCTCCAATCTCATAGTAGAGCCATGTAGGGATGGCATTCGCCAATTTCTCGTACATATCGAACACCTGGGTAGCAGATGAAGACTGGTGACCGATGATGTTGCTATTCCAATTTTTCTTCCAGAACATCTGAATCCAGAACATGTAAACCTCTGTATCAGTAGAACCACCCCATTGGCGACACTTCAAGAGGATAATCAAGATACTGTGCAGCTCACCATGAAGGCGTTGCCGTTCGAAATCCTTGGTGAGACCTATCTGTGCATGGTTGAGAAGAAATGGTATATCATCGCCACCATCCTTATTCTTGATTCGGGCATAGGCGTAGGCGAAGAAATAAAAATCGTGCTTGCAGCGCAGACGGATGAGATAACGGAAGACAGCATCCCGAGCCTTCTCTTGGTCGAGGTCTGCCATGTACTTCTCGCAGAAGGCAGAGATAGAACCGCACTTGATGATGGCGCAGAACTTCTTTTCCTTCAACATCTCTACAGGTAGCCAAAGTTTCTTGCCCTTCAAGAAATCCTCAATGACACACTCGAAGCGAAGACCAGGGGCATTCTCTCCAGTAATGGGACGATAAGTAGCGAGGAGGCTTGTGAGCCTTCTCTTATCTTCCTCTAGAATCTCTTTGAGCTTCTTATCGGACAGTTGCTGCTGAGGTCGTACCTTTAATGTGGATTTTGCTACTGGCATCCGTTATATATAATAATGTTAAGTGTTGAATGTTAAATGTGGAGTTTTTGAGATTTGCGAATGAATCCTTCTGCCTTGGCATAGATGAATCCGATGGCAAAGAGGATGAGGTGATAGATGCCAGCTATGTGAGGGAGGAGGCATCCAATCACTAGGAGGATGAGCATCTGCCAGAAGGCTAAGCGTTTTCGCCTGTAGAGCCACGGAGCGGTGAAGCCCATGAAGAATGATATAATGACCGATGCGCCCAAGACTGGGAGGGACGGATAATAAAGGAAGGAGAGACCAACGGATGCACCCCATGAAGCCAGCACTCGATGGAAGCGGAACTGACGATGCACCATAAGGAGGCACCAGGCATTAACAGCCCAATGGATGAAGTTGGCATGACCGAACATGTAAACGAAATGGGAGTATTGAGGCGAGGATGGCGACACAGCCATGTTGGCGTGCAGCGGAATGATGAAAGCCATCAGGAGGACGATGAGGAGTGTTATATATAATGTACGCATAATGAATGAGAGTTTTATCGAGTAATGAATGATGTTTTCTTATTGCGGAAATAATTGTTGATTTTCATCTGTATGTAGCGAGGAGCCATCCCCATGTTGGGTGCAGGGAGGTCTAGGCACACATACACAAGATGCTTGGTGTTGTATTCCTTGTATTGTTCCATCTGACGGAGGCGCAAGAAATCCTGATAGAAGGCTTCGAAGAGCTTTTCCTTCATGGCTTGGTATTTGCCGAACTTAGGCTTTTCCCCCTTGATGCGCTTGCAAACATACCGATAGGCTGTGCTATCAGCGAGATAATAACAAGAGGCTGGCATCTTGGCGATGTAATCGCATATCTTAGCCATGGTGGTAGGATATTCTACCATCCTCTTGGCCTTACGAAAGAGCAGAAACATTTCCTGGTCTCTTTTAAGGTAAATTTCGGATATGGAATTTAGATGTTTCATGCCAACAAAATTAATTCATCAAGATGCAGAACTTATCACAAAGTAATGCGAAATTTTGCTTAATTTAGCACACAAATATTAAAAACGAACGCTTATGGCAAAAGAAACGATTGATAATCAGAATGTTAAATCAAAGCGAGATTCTTTCAGAGAGCGTCTTGCTCAGCGTTATCCCGACCTGAATATGGACGATGATGAGGCTGTTTATAACCAAATTGCGACCGATTACGACCAGTACGACCAAAGCAAGAAAAGGATGGACGACTTCAACAATATGCTGAAAGAAAATCCTCATGCGCCTGGGCTGGTGACAGGTCTCATTACAAAGAAAAATGCCGATGGTGGCGACTTCAACCTTATCGACTACTTGATAGACGAGCTAGGACAGGACTACATCGAAGCCATCAATGGTGACGAGGAGGCTAGGAAACGCTTGAAGACTAGCGAGAAGGAAAAGCTTGCAGCCAGTGAGAAGCTAGCCAAGGGCAAGGAGACTCTTGCAGCCAACATGGAGCAAGAGGATAAGGAGCTGGATGCTGCCATGAAGGAAGCCAAGATTAAGCCCGAGGCTATCAAGGACTTGATAGAGTGGATGTATAAGCGTAGCGATGATGGCGAAGACCACGATGATGATGGATTCGTATGGCGTGCTGCCCGGTATGGCTTGAAGAAGGCAGACTTCTTGCGTCTCTTCCAAATCAAGGACTTCGACAAGGCTGTGGCTGATGCCGAGGAACGTGGCTACAAGCGTGGCAAGAACGAGAAAATCGACCAGCAGAAGCAGCTACATGATGGAAGACAGGGTGGCAAGCGGAACATCAACATCAATGGTGGCGGTGGTGCTCCTTCTCTTCCAAAGGAGAAGAGCCGTACTGAACAGGTGTACAGCAAGATGGTTGGAATGTAGCTCTTTTCAATTAAGAATTTATAATTAATAATTAATAGTTTAAAAATTAACAGATTATGAAACAGTTTAAGAAATGGTTTGGATTCATGATGGCGATTTTCGTCATGATTCTGAGTGGTGGCAGCTCTTATGCTATGGCAGAAACTCCTCCTAATATTCCAGCAGGTGAAGGTGGCGGTGGTGCTACGGGTCCAACAGAAGGTCCAGGTATTGGTGGCACGGGTCCAAAGTGGCAGGGTGGAAGCCAAGAGCAACAGGAGAAGATGAACAACTGGGACTACTATGTGGCTCATGTGAACCCTACCGTGGTGGAAATGAAGCTGGAGAGTTGCCCAATCGACCAGATTCTTCGAGCCTCGAAGCGAATGACTCCTGTGGACAGTAACCGCATTGAGTACTATTCCATCGGTCAGCGACCAATCAAAACAAAACTTGCAGCGAAGTTAAGTAAAACTACAAACGGTGGCTCTGTAAAGCTAACGGTGGAAAATGCGACAGTGTTTGGTACTGGTGACATCATTATGATTAAAAGCTGTCTTGGCTATCAGGACAACGGTACTGACCGAAGCACGATGATTCCTTTGCAGCTGCGTGTAACAGAGGTAGATAACGATGGAAACCCTACATGCTATGCGCTGAATGGAAAGAAAAACGCCAGTCGTGGTAACCGGGACATTCCTGAAGATATTGAGGCTGGTACTGTAGTAATGCGACTGGGACGAGCTGCTGGTGAAAAAGAGGTAGAGACTGGTAGCTACTACTCTATGCCAGACAAGAGCTTCCAGTATTGTCAGCGATTCATCATGCAGGTGGAGGAGTCTCTTATCGACCGTATGAGCAAGACACAGGTACAGTGGGACTTCACTCGCCAAGAGAAGATGGCTATGGACGATATGCGCCAAGGTCAGGAGCTGAGCGGACTGTTTGGCTATCGCTCTATGTCGAATGGTGGCAAGGATGTAGGTCTTGTCTATACCATGGGTGGCATCTTCTGGGAAGCTGGTAAGGATTTGCAGATTGGACACTGGGAGCCAAAGATGCGTAAGCAGGCTGATGGTACTCTAGTTCCTGTAACACACGATGTAACCGTTCCTGATGGTTCTAGCGGTACAAAGGTTGAGAAGAAGCAGGTATATGAATATGTGATTAGTGAGAAGGAGTTGACCCAGTTTATTGCATCCATGTTGAAGGGTGCAGGTAACTCTAGCCGTACCAAGTTGCTCTTCGTGGACAACTTGATTTATCAGGCATTTGCTAACCTTCGCTCTAACAAGCGCATCATTACACAGACCGAAAAGGACTACCAGGGATGGAAACTCGACTTTGAGAAGTTCGAGAGCATGGGAACTAAAATTCTCATTTATCGCCACGATGCCTTCAATAGTTGGGGCATGGACGGTAGAGCCTTCTGTTTGGATGCTCGTTATCTCGACAAGTATGTATTTGGTACTTGGTCACGAAATGAGTTTAATGCCAAGGACTTGCTGATTCGCAACACCGCAGGTGTGGTAATGGAGGAGTATAGCTGTTGGGTTCTGACATTCCCAGATGCCCATGCTCGTGTATCTCGCCCTACCTTCACTGAGGACGGTGTGACCGATGAGCAGATTCAGGAGACTGCTTAATCAGAACAAAGGGAACTGATAGTTTTCTAACATATATCAAAACTCGGGGATAGTTGAGACTCTAGTAAGGAAGAAAAGCCTCGGACTAGGCTTCGCTATCCCTTCACCCATAAACACAAAAGATATGTATAGATTTGTAGCAAACAGTATGCTCATCTTTGTGGTGACTCTGCCTAGCGGACTTGTGAAGAGCGTGGAGTTTGAGAGGTGCAGTAACAATGCTTATTCTTACCTCACGGACAACAAACAGGTAGCTGACTGCATCAGAAAGCATCCGTTAACGAAGGCTGGACGCATCAAGGATGAGAGCGAACCTGAACCAGAGTCAAAGAAAGCTCTTGATGAGGTAATAGGGAAGGCGATGGACTTGATGGACGATAACGCCCTTCGCTTCGAGAATATCACCAAGGCTAAGAACTATCTCCAGAAGTCCTTCAAGGTGGATGTAAGGAAACTGAAATCGCCTGAGCAGGTGAAGGAGAAGGCTAAGGAGCTTGGGGTTGAAATAGTTTTTTAGTTAATAGTTTATAGTTAATAGTGCCTATGGAAGCATTGATGAGTGACCTTGTAAAGGAAATGCGGCTTGCGTTGGACGAGGTGAAGCACGATGAGCTGAATGATGTCTTTGCCGATGATTCGGACGAGGAAATGAAACAAGCTATCGAGACTGCTGCACAGCAGCTTTTGCTGCAAGCACCACCGCAGATGCTACAGCCCAAGAGGGTAGTGGCATCGCTAAATGAAAGCGGTAAACAAGATTATGATGCCATTCAGACACAATACACTGATGGGCATGGTAGCCTTGTGATACCTGATGATTGGCTGAGGCTGGTGGAGCTGAGGCTGAAAAGTTGGTCTTCCTCGTTGGTGGCTTTGATGGACCCAGGAAGCAAGGAGGCTCAGATGCAAGCCTCTCGATGGACTAGGGGGACACCGCAGAAGCCGAAGGGCATGATAACCGTTTCGCCTACTACAGGAAAGCGAGTACTGATGTACTGGACTGCCGGAAGGTATTCTGCTAACCATGATATGCCTACAAACAAGGTGTATGACCATGAAGTGGAGCTATTTACATACCTTCCTTATCAAAAGGTGAAGGATGTGCTTGAAAAGGATGGGAAAACGGTGAAAGACCAGGAAATCATCCTAGCCCTGACTGACGAGTGTAAGAAGTATCTCATCTATCGTGCCATCTCCATCTTCTTGATAAGTAAGAAGGAGAGTGAACTGGGCGAGAAGTATAACCAATTATCACAAATTTAACAAGATATGGCTAATGATATAGACAAAACAAGTCCTCACTACAAGGGGGAATTTGGCAGTATCTACGAGGTGAACCAGAAGTTTCCTTCGGGAGGCGTGGAAGGTGACTACGTGGCTATTGATGGTTGGGCGCATTACTGGAATGCGGACAGAGGAACTTGGTGCGTGAACGCTCAGAGGGATAGCTACTGGGATGAGCTTATCACCAATATCATCGAACATTTCAAGACCATCAAGGGTGCTACCTATATGGGGGTGGCTACTACTGACACCGTGCCTGATACTACGGCTGCAAAGATGTTTTATTTTGCGCTGCAAGGTGGAAAATATGCTAACTTCGGAAATCAAGATGTAGCCCAGGGCATCAATGTGCTGCTGACCGAGGACGGTAAATCTTGGACTGTGCAGAGTCTTATTTCCGTTGCACAGGAATTGGGTACTAGCACAACTATGCTTGTGAGCCAGAAGGCGATTACGGATGCCATCAATCGCAAGGCTAATACGACCGATGTGGATGAGGCTTTAGCAAAGAAAGCTGATAAGGAAACGATGAACACGGAACTTGCCAAGAAGTTTGATAAAGTTTCTGTTGTTCAGGAAACAGGGACGGCTACAGATAAGGTTATGAGCCAGAAGGTTGTTACGGATAATTTTACAGAGCTGCAAAATACGGTCTTTCCGCTAGAGGTGTCTTTATCCCTTGACAAGCCTTTGCTAGAATATACTGATAGTGAGCAAAGCATCAAAGCTACTTACTCTATCAAGCGCAAAGGTTCGCCAGTCACGCCTACAGCATTGGCTCTGTCTGTTGATGGTTCTCTTGTTAGTATTGATGTAGAGCAAGAAGATACAGTTACTATCAAGGTGAATAAGGAGGGAGAAACGCAAATCATCCTCACCGCAAAGCATGGCGACCTCGTAAAGTCGGCAACAAACAAGGTTACGATGGTTCTGCCTATCTATTATGGATTCGGTACAAAGGAAACGGACATAGCCATTGCTGCTAATAAGCTGGAGCCTCGTACTTCGGCAACTGGTGTGTATGAAAAGACTTCGCCAACTGATGACGTGAACTTCATCATCCTTGTGCCTAAGACCTTGGAAGGTTTATCTTCATTCACCATGGGTGGTGCTCCTTTTGTCATGAATACTTCTTCTGTAGTGATTAATGGCAAGGACTACTATATGTATAAGAGTGGTGGCGTTTATATGAGCGGAACCACTGTGAGGGTACTGGCAGGTTAAACAAAACGAAATTTCGATTATGGCAGAAAAATTAAATCCAGCAATAGGCTATATAGGTAATGCCATTCGTAGTGTTGCGAAAGACCATATCACTTCTTTTGCGGAAGATACCTACGATGAGCATTTTCAGGAATATCAGGCTATTCTTAACAAGCTGAATGCCATCCAGGATGAAGAAGGCAATTTGGAGAAGACTCCATTCAAATACATCGTGAACGAAGAGTTTATCTTTGCCATGGTGGATGAAAATGATGTGTTCCTTGCAGGTATTCAGTGGGATGGTACGCCCAAGTTTGCCAAGATGGAGGAAAATGCTGGGCGTGAGATTTCTTCTATCAATGCTCAGATAAAGTATCTTCATGAGGAAATCAGCCAAGTGAGAACTGACTTGAAGAGAAATGTTTTCTCTCTTTCCTTTGACAGAGATACCGGGCGTATCATTGGAACGACAAGCGAAACTAGCCGTATAACATCTTGTACGCAAGACAGAACGACTGGTAAAATCATAATGAATCATCAATTAGATTAAAATAGTAATAATATGGCAGAAATTCAAACAATTATTGGTAGCTTACCTGTGCTCAGAGGTGAGTATGATGGTGAAACTTCATACTACAGAGACAATCAGGTGACTATGTTCGGCAGTACTTTCCAAAGTGTTGCCGATGATAATGTTGGCAATCCGCCAGCAGAGGAACGTGATGATGGCAAGGTATATGCTATCAACACGGACAAATGGATTATCGTGGCCAATGCTCTCGCTGCCTATAATGCAGGCAAACGTATCGATGACTTGGCCGAGAATACAGAGATTAAGGATGAGGAAGGAAATGTTCAAGAAACTCCATTTAGAATAATCGAAAATGAAGAGTTTATCTTGGCATTAGTAGATTCCGAGGATAAGGTTCTCTTTGGTATCTACAGAGCAACTGGCAAGCCTTATTATCCTCTCAATGAAATGTATCACGTTGAGCAGAATGAAGAGTTCTTCGCTCTTTGGCAGGATGCTGCAAACCATGTTCTCCTTGGTATTAGAAGAGATGGGTTAATCATTGGTGAAATCCATGCGGTCAATGCCTTGAAACAAGTTATCTCTCAGCTTCAAGGAGACCTTGCAACATTGCAGGAAAAGGTAGGCACAATAGACAGCAATCTAAAAGAACTTCTTGATGTTTTCTCTTTGGAGGAGAATCCTGAATATATGGCGGTTGAGACTGATACAGAAGGAAAGATTCTTTCTGCGACAAATGCTGATGGTAGTCATTATATTCATAATGTCAAGTCTGAGACTATCCCAACAGAGTTTTCTCATATTGAAGACCCAGAGGGTAGAACTGAGATTACAACAGATGCAGAAAATAAAGTAATGTCATGGCGTGATTCAAGTGGCAAGAAACATGAACATGATATGGAAATTACAAACCTTGATGTGTCAAATCTCAACCTACAAGGCAATAGTGTGGATAATATCCAAGATGCTCTCAAAGCAAACGGATTTGAGGTAAAATCAAAGATGGATTGGTCTGATTTAGCAGAGATACATATACCAGAACCTCAATGTGCATTTGTAAACCTTACAGGGGAGCTTCCAACTTCAAAGGGACATATAACTAATGGCGTTATTGATTTCTATGATATGCAAGGTAATTACTTCAAGAAGTATGTAGAAATAGATATACATGGAAGAACAAGTGCCCTTTTTAAGAAAAAAAACTACACATTGGACTTTTTTAATAATAAGGAACATTCTGAATCATTTTCCATTAAATTTGGAGATTGGGTATCAATGGATAGCTACTATTTCCAAGGTTGGTATTCTGATGCTTTTAGGGGTATTGATATAATTGAATACAAACTATATCAACAGATAATTTCAACTAGAGGATGTCTAAAAGACAAGCCTTATAAGTATCATATATTGAAAAACCTATCGTCAAGTGGTAACGAAGCTTCAAAAGAGTTAGAAAATAATTTTGAAAAGAATGCTTTGTGTACTCCTATGGGTTTTCCGGTTGTAATGTATCTAAATGATGAGTTTTGGGGTATATATACAATTATGCTCAAAAAAAACAGAGCGAATTTCAGAATGAACAAAAAGGACTATAATGCCGTAATGCTAGACCTAGATAATGGTGACATAGTAAACGGAATTAAAAACTGGGCATCTTTTGAAATTAGGAATCCTAAAACCCTCATCTGCATTGATGGGACAAAATATGACGGAGACAACCCAAAAGAACTTATAGATGAATCATCTGAAAAATATAGTTCATCTAACAAGGATATGGTTAACACTGTTAAAACAAAAAATGCTATTATAAGTCTTGCTGATTCATATACCTTAGTAAAAGAAGCAGTTACTAATAAAAAATCTAATGATGAAGTAAAAGCATTAATTGAAAAATACTATAATGTTGACTATGTTATAGATTATCTTGTCTTTTCCAATGTCATTCAGAATACAGACGGATGGGGAGGAAATTGGCAGTGGACTACATGGGATGGTATTAAATGGAATCCAAATCCTTATGATTTAAATGCTTCACTCGGCATAGATGCTTTTGGAATGACTGCTCATTCTCCAAACCAAGGTTTATATAAATCTGCAATAACTAGTTATGTTTATGATTATTATATAGACGAAATTAAAAGCAGATACAAATACCTTCGTGATTCCAACATTATTTCCATTGAGAACATAATGAACATCTTTGAATCTTGGATAAAAAGAATCGGAACAGATAATTATGCTAAGGAATTTAAAAAGTGGAATAATACTCCATCACAAAGAGACTCAAATATAAATTCTGCATATTGGGAATGGTCTTCTGGTCCAATGCTTCCAGGTACTTATCCTATATATTCTGATAACACTTCATATTCTAATGGACAAATTGTACGAAATGGGGAAAAGTTTTACAAGAGTCTTATAGATAACAATATTGGAAATATGCTTTCTGATACTGAGAAATGGAAGGCGATGTATTATGATGAAAATATTAATTTTGTAGAAGGTGATGAAGTTATCTGCACATCTACAGTTATTGTCAAATTTAAATGTATAAAATCCTGCATAGGTCAGCCTCCTGTTTACAAAACGTATGATGAAGCATTTGGCATACTTGGGTATTATGACTCTATTGGTAGAATATATAAGTGGTTTGAAGAAAGCATTGCATATCTTGATTCTATTTGGATGATATAAATAAGTTTAATTAAAAAAATAAATTATTATGAATAAATGTTTAGTTACAAAATTAAATGGGGTTACAAGTAACAATACATTACCTAGATTGGCTAGTATTGCCGTAAGTTTTAAACAACTAGAAAACCCTACAGAATTTACACAAGGATTAGGCGTTACTTTTAAAGAAGCAGCTACGGCAAAAATTGTTGGTAATGCTTATTTCACAGACAAAACACTTACCGAAAATAAAGGTACAGAATTGTCTTTTGGAGCAGGAGAAAATAGTTCAGTATTTGTTAGTAATGGTGATTGTAAAGTCTATTTTACAAATAAATATGCACTTTCTGAGCTTAAAAGATATGCTTATTCAAGCAATTATCCATCAACAAGTACAGGAAACAAAACATTATCGCTAGACGATTTGAAATATTCAAATTCAATTAATATATTAGACTTAAACACGAATGCGAATGGTAGTATAGAGTCTTTGTCAAATAAAAAAGATTTGTTATCTGTCGTTATTTCTGGAAAGGATATTACTGGAGATATTAATTCATTCAAAGAATGTGTAAACTTGTCTTCATTAATGTGTACAAATGCAAATGTAACAGGTAATATAAGCTTTATGCGCTATTTGCCTAGCATTCAGTCCGTAAATCTATATGGTACTGTGTTGTCAGGAGATATTAGCAGTTTGCAAAATTGCACTAAAGCTACATCACTAGAGTTTTATGCTAGCAACGAAGCTCCTATTACTGGCGATTTAGCAAGTTTGGTAAATTTAAATAAACTATCAAAATTGAGCATAACTTACAATAAGCTAAGTGGTGATTTGTCTAAGATGCCGGCATCTTTTAATTCTATTGTATTAGACGGATGTAATAGTTCATTTATTTGGAGTGAACGTAACTCTTCTTGTAAGGCAATTTCTATCAAAGGAGGTCCAATTATAGATAATGTTGATAAAATGCTGAACGACCAAGCTAATTGCATACTGGACACCTCTGGTGTAATTGAGGTGACTGGTAGTCGAACTACAGCCTCGGATATTGCAGTTCAGAAATTACAGAGTCATGGTTACACAGTCTCAATCACTCCTGCATAAAGTATTGTAAGTATAACATCAAAATAAAGAAAGGAAACAAGACATGAATAAGTTAACAAAGAAGTATAAGGCAGTACATGAGGGAACCAAGATGGTGTTCCCTCTCACAGAGGAAGGTAACAATTCCGAGGTATTTCCATCAGTAAATGCCACCGCAGTAGAGTTTGACACATACTCAGAAGCCAAGGCTTACGTAGATGAGCAAAACTTGGTGTATGAGGAATCAAAGTATGGGGAGTAAAACTCCAAGACGAGACTTTGTAAATTAAGAAATAAGACAATATGAAGAAGAAACAATTACGTGAAGCACTGGCAGTGCTTCTTACTAAATTATCATCGGCAAGGGACAATCCCTTGCTGATGGATAACTACGTGGTGAAAGCGTTGCGCACTGTTCTTTTGGAGTTCAAGGAATCCGGCGAGCTTTATGATGCCTACAAGGAGCAAATACAGTCCACCGTGGAGAGTGATAATCCTTGGATAGGCATGTTGATGAAATCGATTGGCGGTGATACCTCCATCAAGGAGAGTATGACAGATGAAGCCATTGAAGGCATGGTAGACTCAATGTTGGGAGAATAAACTATGAAGGATTGGACAGGAAATAGAAAGAGTATGTTCGTGACTTTGGGAGCATCCAACCACACGGACAAGGAACGTGAGAGTAATGACTTTTACGCTACTGACCCTATAGCCATTGATAAACTGGTGACAGTTATACAGCTTCCTCATAAGATTTGGGAGTGTGCTTGTGGTACTGGGTGTTTATCTGACAGATTAAAAGACTTTGGGCATGATGTTATCTCCACTGACCTTGTGGATAGAGGCTATGGGGGGGCAAGCGATTTCTTGGTAACCACCGAACTGCCGAACGATTGTGCTTGCATCCTTACCAATCCGCCATACAAGTTTGCTCTGGATTTCATCAAGCACAGTTTGGAACTCCTTCCTGATGAAGGTCTTTGTGTCATGTTCTTGAAGACTACTTTTCTAGAAGGACAAAAGAGGTATGATGAGCTATTTAGCAAGCATCCTCCTCAGTATGTGCTGCAATTCTCACGAAGAGTGCTTTGCGCCAAGAATGGGGAGTTTCAGAGGATGAAGGACGGAGGAGGTAGCGCAGTAAGCTATGCTTGGTTTGTTTGGAAGAAAGGTTATCATGGTGATACTGTCATCAAGTGGATATAATATAATAAGGTGTAACTCTTGATAGGGTTACACCTTATTTTATATATGATGAATTTGCGATTGTTGCTTACGGATTGTTACTTTAGCAAAGTTTAACTATAAAATATTGCGCAAAATGAACGGAATTGTGCAAAAAGTTGTAATTTTGTGGCAAATTCTTTCTTTTAAGAACTATAATTGCATCAACAACTAACAAAAAAGGAGGTTATATGACACTAGAACAAGAAACCGAAGTCCAACGGTTGATAAAGGACATTGATGTGACGGAGCTGATGGATATGCTTAAGAAGCATGGTAATCGGTATAGCAGGAGAATATTAAAGTTCTTCCGCTGGTTCTGCAAGTATGTGCCTATCATTATTATGTTCTTCCACGCATACGGTATTTGGGAGTTCTCTCAGCATCCCCGTGAGATGTTTATCCCCTATAATGAAAATATGCCTTGCTATATCTTTATTTATTTCATGGTTTACGTCCTGCCGATGGTGACGATACTGGCAAGTAGATTTTTCTTCTTGTGCCAGTGGTATCGCATTCCATTTATGTACTTCTTAGGCATCAATGCGGCTCATATTGTAGAGTTGAGTTGGTACACAACTAATGATATGGTGGATTCCTGCTTTACGGTCATGGTCGTGACAGCTATATTCTATTTGTATAGCTTTGCTAAAATGTTTGTTAATGAAACGAAACTAGGACGTAAAATTTGCGCATAAATATGGGAAAGATACTAAGTTATAAGATACTCGGCACGGCTTTGAAGTCGCTGAGCGATGCATGCTTTAAGGCTGCAGAACAGCAGAAGAATGGGGAGAAGGTTACGGCTTGCGGAATGAGCGATGATGATCTGGACAATCTTTGTGAACAGATTCCATTCATGCTGAATCCTTATATGACTGCCGGGCAGGTGAAGAAGGAGGCGCATATCAGCGAATCTACCCTAAGAAGGGCTATCGCTGATGGGGAGCTGGAAAGCGTGGGGAACGCTGGGGACCATTCTCATTTCTTCAAGAAGTGGGATGTTAGAGAGTTTATCAAGAAAAGACTGAAAAGAAACAAGTAGAAAAAGAGAGAGGCGAGAGATTGCTTCTCTCTTTTTTATGCTCTAAAACATACAATTTTTGCCTTAAATTATATACAATATTTTTGCGAAAATATATAAACGGTGTTTTTGATATGGGTCTATGTCACCTTAAATCTTTGGAAAACAGACAATTAAAGAAAGTGTGACAGAGTTATTTAATAACTTGCCTATTCCTCGTATCTTTGCACACGTAATCGGTTACATGTGTGAATAAACAAAATGTACAACTTTTATTTCTTTAGGAATTATGGCAGAAGAAGTAATTAAAACAACATCTTGTTGCAACGATGCAATGATGGGTGGTTTGCTTGGAGCGATGGCAAATCGTGACGGCAATCCTTTGGCAATGGCGGCTATGTTGCGAGACCGTGACGATGCCGATATGTGGAACAATCCATTTGCCTACATGATGATGCTTGGCGTGATGAAGTGGATGTATGGCGACAACTGGAACAACCGTGACAATGGCGCAGACGTGCAGCGTGCGGAGATTCAGAGCCAAATCGAGAGCTTGCGTAACCAGATGGCAGACAACCAGAACAGTAACTTGCTGATGGGAGCCATCCAGGGCAACGGCAACGACCTTAAGATGTTGGCAAGCAATCTGAACTGTGACTTCAACGCCTTGCAGAACTCTATCTGTGGCATCCAGGCTGGCATCCAGCAGCTTGGTGGTCAGGTAGGATTCTCGGCAGAGCGAGTGATTAACGCTATCTCGCAGGGTAACTTGCAGATGACCATAGCATTGAAGGATTGCTGCTGCCAGACCCAGCAGAACATCATCAAGATGGGTTACGACAACCAGCTTGGTCAGAAGGACATCGTTAACCAGATGCAGCAGGGCTTTAGCTATACCAACACTGGTATAGAAAGAACTGCTTCGAACCTCGGTTTCCAGATGCAGCAAGACAAGTGTGACATCATCCGTGCAGGTGAGAACAACACCCAGCGTATCATCGATACCTTGACAGGCCATTGGAGCCAGGAGCAAGCCAACGAGATTCAGGACTTGAAGTTTAAGAACTCTCAGTTGCAGCAGAACATCTACTTTGCCAATCTGATGAATGGCGGTTGCGGATGTGGCGCAAATGTAGCAGGTGGCTATCAGTAAAAAAAAGTAAAGAATGAAACAGAAGCGTAGTGGTATGAACAAGATTTCTCCAGTGGGATTGGCTACTACAGCATTGGTAGCCAACCAAGTTTCAGTCTTAGCTACTTACAATGAGAAGCTTTGCAGACCTTATTGCGTGAACGGCAACGTGCAGCCACAGGCTAGCATAACCTACAGTTATGAGCAGCCTATCCTGAACGGTACAACGGTATTCGTGCCTATCGTGGCGACTATCAGCATCATTTCGCCTGTTGTGGGCAGCAGAAACGTGATGAGAGCACAGCCATTGATTTACACGGAAAAATGGATTGCAGCCTTCCAAGGGCAGACAGCCCTACCAACGGCTGTGACCATCGCCAGTGTAGGACGGACGCAAAAGGCTAACGATGTGGTATGCGGAAAGGCTAGAAGCCTGAGCATATTTGACAGTCTGACCGTAACGCTCAGTTAGGAGTTAGAAGTTAGGAGTTAGGAGTTGGCGGATGCTTACTCCCTACTCTGAATCATTTGGTGGGAGGGGACAGGATGTTTTCCTTCCTCTCCCATATACTTAAAACGATAAATATTCAGAGATTATGATATTCAGAGACTTGAAGGCTGGATTCCCAGTCTATCTATTTGATAGAGCCAGCAGAAAATTTAAGCAAGGCAAGGTGACGAGCAATCCTTGCCCTGACTTTGAGAATGGCAAGCCGAACGTGATGGCAGCTATGCCAGGGATGCCGAACTATGGGGCTAGGAATGTGAAGGTGAACGTGCAAACCGAGGATGGAAAGCAAGCCATCTATTCGGTGGTAGATACTGAGCAAACAGCATACAGCGACACCCTTGTAATCTCCTGTAGCAAGGAGAACATCATCAATGAGGTGAACGCACTGAAGAACCAAGCTAACGACATCCTTAGCAAGATGCCTGATTTCGAGCAGACCGTAAAGGACTGTGACAATCTCCTTTCAGAACTGGACACAACGTTTCGTGACCAACAGAAAACAAACGAAAGACTCAACCAGATGGAAAGCAAGCTGGATGAGATTTTCAAATTCGTCAAATCACAAAAGAATGAATGATATGAACTTAGTAGAACTTATCACAAAATATCAGAGCGATGCCACACCTGAGCAGATGGTGCAGGTGACAAAGATAATCGGCAAATTCGTGGCTATGCACGCAACGGATGAAGACCTCTTGCTGCTGTATAAGGACATCTATGGGGTAGTGGGCAACGGACACTTCAATGACTTCTTCGCTGAGGCTCAAATTAAGAAGATGGTGTTTGAGGATGATAAGGAGGTGGAGCATCGTGCTCCTTACTATACCATGGCGAAGACTCAGGAAATATATGAGACGGTGAAGGACGAGATTCGCCCTTACAACCAATGGGACTTTGCCGTGGTGCTGAACATGGTATATTCGGACAACTACAACCTGATGAAGAAATGGTTTGCCGATGATAGCGAGGAGCAGCTGATGGACAAAATGGTGGACTTGGCTGTGAACTGGCTGAGAGACGATGATAACCCTTATGGAAAGTGCAAGGCATGGGGGTACTTTAACTAAGTGAAGAGTGAAGAACGAAGAGTGAAGAATTAATTTGCTCTTCTAGAAATGATTCCATAACACCTAGAGATATATAAAAGAAAACTATCAGAAGAAGAGAATGCAGGCTAAGGAAAAAGGGCTTGTGTTCTCTTTTTCGTATTAAGTTGCGCAACTTATCACTGATAATCGGGAATGATGGCTTAAATTTGCATCGTTTCCATAACGGAGTGGGGACGGATAAATGGAAAAGAAAATGAATGATATTCGAGGTTACTTATTTGGGACGATATGGACTTTTCTGAGTCTGCTAGTACCCATCAGAGATTTTATGATTGCCATGATGGTATTGTTCGGGCTGAACCTGGTGCTTGGCATCGTGGCAGCGGTGTTTAACGGTGAGGAATGGAGCTGGAAGAAATTCGGCATGTTCTTCGTTTGCTGTGCGGTGTTTTTCGTGACGGTGGCTGCACTGTTTATCATCGGTCACTTCTTGCATTCGGATGCTGAGGCTCTGTTTTGCGTGAAGTGGGTGTGCACAGCCGCGACCTATCTCTTCACTACAAACATCTTGAAGAATCTGAAACGAATGCTGGTGCCAGATTCGCCTTGGTACAGGCTAGTGGACTATTGCTATTATGCGCTGACACTGGGCTTCGTGGAGAAAATGCCAATGTTCAAGAGATACCAAGAATATAAAAACAACAAGGAAAATGGAAATGAAGGAAATCAGATTGGAGCAGTTGCTGATGGCGATGCCTAATGCAGGAAAGAGGGCAGAGAAGTTTCTGCCATACCTGAATAAGTATGCTCAGGAATTTGAAATCAACACGCCTTTGAGGTGGGCGCACTACTTGGCTCAGATTGCCCATGAGAGCGGTGAACTGAGATATACCAAGGAGATTGCCAGCGGAAAGGCGTATGAAGGGCGAAAAGACCTTGGCAATACCCATAAGGGTGATGGGGTAAGGTATAAAGGGCGTGGACTGATACAGATAACAGGACGAGCCAACTACAGGAAGTATGCCGGATATTGTGGCTATGATGTCGTGGAGCAGCCTGAGTTGTTGGAGAAGCCTCTTGGTGCAACACGTTCATCGATGTGGATATTTGATACCTTCGGTTGCAATGAATTGGCAGACGATGATAATCTGAAAGCAATCAGACGGAAAATTAACGGTGGCTACAAAGGACTGGAGAAATGCGAGGAGTATTTGAAGAAGTCCAAGCGAGCACTCAATATTTCATAACATCAAGGCTTATGAAAACGACAAAGCACTTTATTATTTATTTGCTGGTGTGGGTAGCTTATTTCTCGATGCTCTTCCTGACGAGCTGCAAGACGAAGACCGTGACACAGGAGCACTATATCACGGACAACACCGTGAGCAAGGGCTTGGATGCCAGTTGGCAGGAGCGGTTTATCTCTGCCTTCGAACAGATGGCTAGATACCAGAATCGGGAATATACATCATCCTCGACTGAAACGACCCATACCAAGGATAGCACTTCGACCACGGTAGACCAGAACGGAAAGCCTTTCAAAACGGAAAGCTGGCACTCTACAGTAACCAACAGGGACACTAAGGAGGTGACGAAGCTACAGGATTCCATCTTCACCATGAGCAAGGAGGTGGATAAATACCAATTCTTGATAGTGCAGAAGGATAGCTTGATTCGGTTAAAGCAGGACTCCATACAGGTGTTAAGCCGAGAACTGACCAAGACAGAGCAAAAGTATATCACCCTGGGGAAGTATACCGCCAAGATGATTTGGACCCTTGTAGTAGCAGTGATTGGTTTGTTGATTTGGCTATGGCACAGAAAGAAATGAGCGTATGAAGACAATAACGATAAAAATAGTGAAGAAGAGCGTGATGGGCGTGGTAGAGGGACTATCTGCCACCATTGCGCAGCATAACCCAGAGGTGGACTTTCAGACCGTTTGGGCGAGTGATGGCGAGGAAGCGAAGCTGGACATCTACTATAGGGAAGCAATAACCGACCTAGAGAACTTCTTGGCAAGATTCTCTTCTTCGACCACACAGCAGTTTGACCTACAGGCACTGGCTGATGATTTCACAATCACCATCAAGACCTTGGCATCTTGGCCACCTAGATTGAGCGGTGTGCTGACCAATCAAATACAGAACTATCTGGTACATGCTATCATAGCAGGATGGCTGAGCGACTTCCCAGACATGAACCATACGGACTATGGCAGTATGGGAGCGAGCGACCTGGAAGCCATCAAGGAGGTTTTGCTAAAGAAGGACTTTAGCTTTGCTGAGGCTGAAAGAACCGCTGACGATACCGTGAAAGATGGTTCTTCGGCTGTGGATGCAGTAGCTAGAGGAGGGGATGGAGTTGAAAAGAATAGCAGCTTCTCGCCTACAGAGAGAAGGGCTGTGGATGGTGTTGCAAAGAATGCTTCATCCTCTTCTGCTTCCGAGAGAAAAGATGATGCAGCAGAAAAGGATAGTAATTTATCTTCTACTTCAATGAGAGTGGAGGATGATTCTGATAAACAGATGAATGCCCAATCTGCTGAAACCAGAACTTCGGACAATGTAGGCAAGAACGTTGCTTCTCCTGGTACTATAGCGAGAGGTGAGGATGATGAGGGCAAAACTCAAAATGCTCTGAACGCTGAGGCTAGAGGTGCCGATGGAGCGGTCAAGAATGGCAATACATTGGATGCTGAGGCTCGAAACGAGGACGAGGTAAAGGATGAGCGGAGAGGGCTAAAAGGCTCTGAGCGAAATCCTGATTTTGTTTCGCAGCATTTCCACCAAGACTATGTGGACTGGAGCGGAGGCAGACCACCTTACGAACTAAGATAATTTTTCATCAAAACAAATAATTGCAATTATGGATAGAAAATTGATTACATTGAATTTTGGCATGGAGCAGGTATGTAATGATGTGCTTGCAAGATGCTATGTAGTGAGCCAGGGAATGGTGGACGAAGCCCAGAAGGACATCAGAGCCAACATCGAAAGCCCAGACAGTGACGAGACTCGCAGTATCATCAATCGTGCCGTGACGGAAGCCATCGGTAACATCAAGCTGGCAGCTCAGCGTTATCTGACCACTGGTAGAGTGGAGGACAACAACAACTTGGAACGACTGGTGAAGGGCACACGAAAGTATGCCTATACGGACAACAAAAACGGTACGTGGACGGAGGTAGTGACCACCATCATTGATGGTGAGGAGAGCGAAACCACCGCTACCGTGAGCAAGGCTGGTAAGGACAGGGAGGAAAACATCTATGAGACGGTGACGCTGAAACTGGAGATTCCGAACTGGAACGTGGCTGTGACGGATGCCTTGAAGAGCCACTGCCACCGCTACATCGTGGACTACGTGATGAGCCAATTTCTGATGGACCAGTTTGCCGACAAGGCAGGAACGTATGGCGAAAGCGCAACGGCAGACTACAATAACATCAAGAGCGACTTGCTGAGCCGTGACAACTATACGCTGAGAAGACCTAGCTTCACTTAAGAGGCTATCTGGGACTAGGCGATGGAATCGCCTGGAACGGTGGCTATTCTTTTTCTTCATTATTTTGGGTGTTTATGGAAAGAGCCTTCGCTAAATCGGGATGGATTCCTGAAAAAGCGAAGGCTCTGTTTTTTTCTAGAACTTGTTGAAACGCCTGATAACTTCGAGGCGAGTGGCAAAGTACTGATTCATTGACTTCATCTTAAGATAGAGGGCTAAACGGAAGAAGCGATAGCTATGAGAGGACATATAGCTGGACTTCATGCCACCTAGGCGACCTAGATAATGCCAATTTTGGTTATCGTTGCTACCATACAGCCACATGACTGGCACGGTGCCAGAGGTGAGGGAATGGATGTAGCCTGTGATGGCATCGGGAGCGTTCTCCTCATCGAACTTCAAGGTACGAGTAACTATGATGCCATGATACTCGGTATCATCCTCGTAATCGTAACCGCTATCCAAAACTATTACGCTACCGTCTCGATACTGAATGTATGGGTGAGGGTAGGAGTTGAGGGCTGTGAGCACGTTCTTGATGAGGAAGGTGCTCCAGGCTTCATCCTTGATGGAATAGCAGAGGGCTACGGTGTCGGCTGAGGCTTCCTTGGACAGTTGGCTGACATCTAGGCAGAAGATGCGAGAGTTCTTGTAATCGTAGATAACCTGGCAACGCTGGAAGAAGTCGATTGGCGAGGAGGTGAAATCTATGAGTTGGCGCATCTGTGCCTTGATGGTCTTGGTGGTATCATCATCGTCTTCGGCATCATTGAAGAAGTTGAGGAACTTGCCAAGGTTGCCCACTATATTGAAGCCTGGTCCATCCAAGACATCGGACATGGAAGCCACTTGTGACTCAGCTATGCGACTGAGGGAGCGATTGGTGGCGAAGAGCACGGACTGGTCTAGCTGAGTGATGGACTTCGGATTGCTGCAAACCTCACGACTGATGGGGTGGATGCTGCTATAGGTGCCTTGGGAAGAAACTTCCATCGCCCAGATGCCATCGGTGGAGAATGCCATCAAAGGGTACTGACCAAACTGACCTTGGGAGAGTGCCCTTGTGGTTGAGGCTATGCCCTGGATGGTGCCGATACCCACGGTATTGATTCCGTTTAATGGAAAATAGAAGGCGTTATCGGACTCGGAGGTGTAAATTTTGTTGCTCATATCGACTACATCATCTACGGAGTAATCTGGAGCACTGACGAGATAGGAGCTGCCATCGTCTTGGTATGTACCCATGTGAATAGAGCCGTTCAGTTCTTCGCAAGGTGTGAGTGGAAAGCCGAACACCTTGGTTTCATTTTTGGAATCGGTGGTGAATAGGTACATCATATCCGCTCTAGAGTCTGGATAGAACTTGGAGGCATTACAGAAGAGGTATTGCTCTATATAGTAATATAACCCCGATGCATTGACCAGTCCTTTCTGCTCTACGTATTTCGTGCCAGAGGTGGTTTTGAGACGGACAACGATTTTATCGACCAGAAATACTTCGTGATTTGGGGCGTTCTTGATGTAGTTAGCCCAAGGAAGCAATACTGCATCGGAGAAGCCCGAGAATAGCTTTTCCTTTACTCCGTAGAGGTTGAGGCGATGATTATAGACGTAGCCACCTTCGGCAAAGAGGTAATTATGGGTCTTGTAGTCATCCTTCATCTGCTCTTGCAGGGAAACTTGATAAACGGCATTCTTATCTACAGGCAAGAGATTGCCCGAAGCGGTATAGAAATTGTCTAAGTCGAGGGAACAGACCTTGTAAAATGCTGAGCTGTTTTGCAATTTCTTCTTATATACGTCTTCTGCCAAGGTTGGGAACTTTACGACAACGTAACCATATTTGCGAGCAGGGTTGTCCTGAGAATATGTACAAGCCCTTGCGCCCATATTCAAGGCATAATTGCGTGGGAGAATCTGTAAGCTGCTGATTTTGTCGGCTGTATCTACGTTTGTGATGGGTGGAGTGATGAAGAAATCGATAGACTTGATGACATCCTTCCACCCTTTGAGTTGTTCAAGCATCTTACCAGAAGAATCTACCAAATCGTACATCAAGGCTGCATTGCGTGGATAATAATAGAAGGTAGCACCATTGAAGGAGACATTCAATGTTTTTCCGGTGCTGTCTTTTCGTCCATACGTCTTTTCGTTATCAAAATTAATCTCTGACTCTATGGTGCCGTTGCCTTCGTTCCAATATCCATAATTGGAATCAATCGCTCCTTCACTAAAGGAATCTGAAGGGAAATAGAAATTGGCAGCTTGCACCAAGTAACTGCCTGGAACCTGAACTGGAATGAACACAGGAGCGGAATGCATTATCATAGAGCCATCGAACATACGATAGCAGTAGCGGATGAAGAAATTGGCGTAGAAGCGACCGTTGCGAGCAATAATGTTGTTGGTGCGATTGATTAAGGCGTATATGGATTGCGTCAAATCTGATGTTTTCTCTTCCTTGATGCTAGCGCAAATATCGCCCGGTTTCCAAGTTGTACCGTTTACCTTGACGTATGCGTCTCCACACGATATGGTAGATTGCTGCCAAGCCTCGGTGAAGCCATTCTTGCTTCCCTCTGCATTGATGCCACCAGAAGGATAGTCTTCGGGGTTATCTTTGCTCTCAGTGGCAAAGCGAATATTGAGGAACGGTGGCTTCTGTCCCTTATAGCTGTAATCGGACGAGGACTGTCCATTGCTCTCCCACATGGCATAGTGGATGCCATCGGTAGCCACGATGATGAGGGTGT